GGAAGCTAGCAAGATACACTTAAAACCTACTCCTAAGTATTTTGCCCGGAATTTTTGGTGCCAGACAACTTCCGGCGTTTCCCTTCCCAGCTTGCTAAGGCGCTGGGCTGCTAGAGCGCAAGTGGCATACCTGTGATGGCAAGCGGTTACACAAGGACGCAAGACCACAGCATGCGCTTTCAGACAAACAGGTCACACCTGAAGCTTTGAGTTACTTCTACTTGCGCCGCCTTGGCTGTCCACTAGGCTTTGCTTTGAGCTACTTTGACCTTGGCCGATTCGCTCTTGCTTAGCCTAGCTGCCGCAGGTGCTTGACAGGTACATCATGGACTGGTTACACAAGGACAATCCACTTTCCCCGGCGCGGTGCTTTGGCAGGAGACTGCATCAATCCCCTAGCAAAGCACCACATGAACCTTCTTAATACCTCCTTATAATCAGTCAATTAAGACAATATTCTAACAATTCCCTCAACAGATAGCAAGCAAAGTCAAGTATATAATACCTAGTAGAATCAAGCACCTAACACAGCATTTAGACCAGTTCTACAGGCTCCTCTCTAGGGAAGTCCCCTAGGACAGTTTTGTCGGCATTCAAGGTTGCCGTAGAGACTTTTCTGCAATCACAGCTTCCTAATTGTTTATCGGCACACCACCCCCTTAGCATTTTGTTTTCTCCAGATGCCCGAAGCAATTGCTTTCCCTGCAAAGCGTGCTATTCTAAAGCTGCCCATTTGAATTCATGGGTTTTTCAACTTTGCAAAGGAGAAAGAAGATGGCAACAAGGAAGGTAGCAGCAAAAAAGAGAGCGGCAGCATTGGTGAGGACCAGGGCCGGTGTTGCGACTGGAATGCGTGCGCAGTTGCGTGGGCTGGCGAGGACCAAAACCCTTGGTAGTGGAACCGATAGCTAATAACGTCTAATAACGTCGATAGCTAATAACGTAGGTGTCCATAGGGTGGACAAGCTTGGCGACACTTTAAAGGTAATCAAGGGCGCTGCAATTAAACACCGCAGCGCCCTTGTTGCTTTCTCTGTGGGCAAGGATTCAATGACGGTCCTGGACCTATGTTCCAGGGTATTTGATCATATTGAGTGTGTTTATATGTATTTTGTTCCTGGCCTTCGTTTTATGGAAGATCGTTTGATGGAAGCAGCCAGCCGTTGGCACGTCAAAATACACCAATATCCTCATTTTCACTTTTACAATACCCTGTGTGCTGGTACCTATTCCATGGAATGGTATAAAACAGGACAACTCACCCGACTGACTGCTGACGACATTTATGGCAGTGCTATACGAGATACAGGCATTCCCCTGATTGTTACTGGAATGAAGAAGTCAGACTTCCTATTCAGGCGATTAAATCTTGGTAGGAATCAGAGGAATGTTTCTGTAATTCATCCAATTCAATCTTGGCATACATACGATGTTTTAGCTTACTTGAAGTCACATAATATACCAATCCCTAAAGGTACCTCTGCGGCTACCAACTCAATTGATCTTTCCCCACTAAACCTATTATGGTTGCATGATAACTATCCCGACGATTTCAAGAAGCTGTTGGCATATTTCCCTTTTGCCGAAGCTATTGTTTGGAGGAGAAAATACTTTGGAAACGTCCATATTAAAGTTAAAGTTAAAAAAACGGATATTCAAGACCTCCGGCCAGCAGGCTGGAAGCACTGAAAAAGCAAATACCAAAAAGATAGGCCGCAAAGGAGCGGCAAAGAAGGTAGAGAAACCAGCAGTTAATTTGCGGGAGACGGGGTTACAGGCTTTTGAGGTCCAGCGCATCCATCGAAGCAAGTTAGTTGGTGCCCTATACAATCCCAGGATCATCACTGATGCCGAACGTCGGCGTCTTAAAGAAGGTCTGAAGAGACATAATCTGGTGGAGCCGTTGGTATGGAACAAACGTACCGGCAATATAGTTGGTGGGCACCAGCGTTTATCTATTCTTGACTCTCTTGCTGGCACTACCAACTATGACCTGGATGTATCGGTTATCAATGTAGATGCTTCTAAAGAGAAGGAACTTAACATTCTCTTGAACAACTCCGATGCACAAGGTGCTTGGGACTTGGACAAGTTGGCAGAGATTTTTAAGGATAAGTCGGTGGAAATACTAGGAACAGGCTTCGATAGTGCTGATATTTATCGGTTATTTGGCGACGACCCCCTTCTGTCACGTGAAACCGATCTAGCAGCTTATGCAGAGAATGTAACCAAGGCCAGGGAAGGGTTTGAGAAAGCGAAGCAGTATGTGGCCGATAGGGATACCACCATGTTTTATGTGGTGGTCATTTTTCGGGGTGTGGACGACTTGGCCGATTTTCTAGAGGTCAACAAGCTGCCTGCCTCACGGTGGCAGTCCGGTGATGATTTAAGAAGGTTGCTTGGGCAGCCTATTCCCGAGCAAGCTGTCATCAATGCTGAACAGTCCAACCTTGCCGGGAATCCGCAGGAACGGAAGCGTCTCAGGTTTAGACAACCCCCAACACCAGCAATTTAATTTGGTATCCCAACGAAAATCAGTAACATGAACGCTGCCAATAACACCACCTTTCAGCAGCAGCACTCGCGGAACAATTTTCCGTATTTCAACTAAGGCTTCCTTGTTGGTATTAGTACTTGCATGAATCAGAATCCGGCCAAGGTGATAAGGTTTCCAGGAACGGAACTCTTCCTTCTTGTAACCATTAACGATTAGCCATGCCAGCGGCTGCTTGACGGACAAAGCGAACATAATTAAGACCACCTTTCCAAGTATTTGCACAGCAGAAAACAACAGCAAGCATTATAACAAGCCCCTTCCCCAGATAATAGTTACCTACTTTAACAGATCAGAAACCTTTCAGGACAGGAACCCTATCATGGCTAAACTCCGATTCACCCACAAGGCTCCAAAGTTCAAGGCTAAGGCAACAGCAGACACGGAAGAACAACAGGAGCAACTGCGGGAAACCACCAAGAAAAGGCTGTTCAACAGGGAAGAGCAGGCCAAGCTGGAGGAAGTCATGGAGCAGAGAAAGGCGGCAGGCATTGCGGATAGAAAGCCAAGGAACAGCAGGAGGTGGATACCAGATGAAAAGGACATGGAAAAGATCACCTTCCTGTCCGGGACAGGCTTGAATCAGGAACAAGTCAGTTACATGCTGGATATTGACCCAAGTACCTTGCTAAGAGCCATGCAGGAGGAAGCTAAAACAGGTAAACCTAAAGTGGAGGGCTCCGCCGGTATCGCCGCAGCACTAAAAAAAGGTAGGGCTAAAGGTGTCTCCCTAGTCGTCAATTCCCTGTTCCAATCCGCCACTGGTGGCAACCTCGGGGCGCAGTGTTTCTACCTCAAGAATAATGCCGGTTGGAGAGACCACGCCGATGTGGAGCTTTCCGGCAAGGGCGGCGCTCCGATTGCAGTAACCTTCAACAAATTGCAGAAGGAGTTCTAGGCTCCACTCGTCGTGGTTGATTGATCATGGCCTTTGGCATACAACCACTTTATCAGGCCAGGTCGGGTTATGAGAAACCTACTTTCAGGCCCACTGCCAAACAACTGGAGCATTTTAAGCAGCTAGCCGGGCCAGAGAGGTTCTTTCTTGCAGTAGGCGGCTCACGTTCCGGTAAGACCACGGATTTTGTCCATGCTATTATGGTACGTGCTATTCGTGCAGCCTTTTCTTCCCACGCCATTCTCCGGTTCCGGGGTAATGCCGCTCAAGCCTCTATTTCCATGGATACCTTACCGAAAGTGAATCGGCTGTGTTTTCCACAGGTTCCCCTGATCCCCAGGGGCAGGGGTAACGACGCTTATTTTGAGCTTCCCAATCAATCCAGAATCTGGGTAGGTGGTCTGGATGATAAGGAACGGGTGGAGAAGATTCTGGGGCAGGAACACTCAAGCCTCCTGTTCAACGAGGTGAGCCAAATATCATACCAGTCGGTTCTTGTGGCTTTGACCCGGCTGGCACAAAATATTGAAGGGCTTCGGCAACGGGCCTACTTTGACCTGAACCCCACTGGTATGATGCACTGGACTAACCAACTATTCCTGGAGCATAGAGACCCTATTTCCCATCGACCTTTGTCCAACCCGGAAGAGTACAAATACATTTACATGAACCCGATGGACAACAAGGCCAATCTTACCCCGGCTTATATTGATTCCTTGATGGCCTTGCCGGAACGCCAGCGCAAAAGGTTCTTTGATGGCAAATACACAGCGGAAGTGGATGGCGCACTATGGACCTATGACATCCTGGAACGCAATCGCCGGGAAGAGGAGGATATTCCCCCCATGCGCAGGATTGTGGTCGGGGTAGACCCTTCCGGGGCTTCAGGGGAAAGCGATACCGGCTCCGAGATTGGCATTATCGCTGTTGGGCTTGGGGAGGATAATCATGGCTACGTCTTGAAGGACAGGTCTTGTCGGGAAAGTCCCGCAGTATGGGGACAGCGGGCGGTTTCTTTGCTGCGCGAGGTGAATGGTGATGCTATTATCGGGGAAAGCAACTTTGGCGGTGAAATGGTGGCTTTTGTTATTGAGACTGCCGATAAACGAGTCAAGGTAAAACTGGTTACAGCATCCAGGGGAAAGACTCCTCGGGCGGAACCGATATCCGCGCTTTATGAGAAGGATTTGGTGCACCATATTGGCAGGCTCCCGGAGTTGGAAGACCAGCTTTGCAGTATGTCCACCAACGGTTACGTGGGTGAAGGGAGTCCAGATCGTGCAGACGCTGGTATTTGGGGATTAACTGAGTTGATGATGGGCATGGTAGCCCCCGTTACTTTGCCTAGGTCCGAAGAGTTGTCGGAAGAGGAAGAGCAAGAAGGCTTGGGGTTGGCTGCTGCCAACGTTGCGGATACTTATGATGCACCCTGGAATATGGGGCGGTAGAGACACAATAAAGGAGCACCACCATGTTTGAAAGCTTCAAGAAGATCGGGCAGGGTATTGCTTCTCTGTTTCCTGAACTCAAAAAGACGCCAAGCCGTGCGGAGATGCTGGATGCCAGGGCCATGGTGGACCCCTCCCGGCTGCTATCCAGTTGGGGTGTGCAAGCCTACAATCCCAGCTATCTGGTTACTCGTAAGGGAATGGCAATATTCGACCAGATGCAGCGCGACGAGCAGGTCAAAGCGGCATTGAAGTTCAAGAAGGATGCTGTCATAGGTTCCGGTTGGGAAGTGGTCAGTCCTGGCAAGATGGAGGCGGATTGGGAGGTTACGGAATTCGTCAAGGACACCTTCAAACAATTGGATGGCGGCTTTCATCGTTTCCTGATTCATACTTTAAGTGCTTTGAGCTATGGGTACTCAGTAGCTGAAAGAATCTATAAGGTGCAGGAGGAGGGCAAGTGGAAAGGGAAAATGGTATTACAGCGGGTGCAGGCATTGAAGCCCCATTTCCTGCAATTCATTGTTGATCCTTATGGTGTATTGCAAGGAATTGTGCAGCAATCCACCGGACTCAATGCAGTGCCCTTGCCTCCAGCCAAGGTGGTTATCTACAGCTATGCGCAGGAGTTTTCCAATTACTACGGTACCTCGGATTTGGAAAGTTGTTATCGTGCCTGGTGGACCAAGGAAAACGCCTATAAATGGCTGGCAGTGACACTGGAACGGTTTGGTATGCCACCGTTGTTTGGTTTGTATGATCCCAATGCCTATCCTACCGATCAATTGACGGAACTGAAGAAGATTATCAAGAACATTCAAAATGGTACTATGGGGATTATTCCCAGGAGCAACCCGGATGCCCTGGAAATATGGTCGCAAACCATTGGCAGGGAATCAAGCAATATCTTTCTTACTTCCATAGAGGCTTTCGACCAGCATATCGCCCGCGCTTTACTGGTTCCTTCCCTGATTGGCATGAGTGCAGAGAAAGGCCAACAAGGCAGTCTTGCCCGAAGCCGTACTCACTTTGATACCTTTATGCTGACTATTGCCCAGTTGCAGGCCGATCTGGCCAACAATGTGCTGAATACTCAGGTGATCCCACAGTTATGCGACTTGAACTTTCCTAACCTGTCAGTCTATCCCATCTTCCAGTTTGTACCACCATCGGACGAGGACGTGCAAGCCCTGATGACTGCTTGGTCTGGTTTGGTTACCGGGCGTGTGGTGGGCAGGATAGAGGACGACGAAGCCCACATCCGCAAGCTGTTGGGCTTCCCGGAGAATGACGAGCCCACATTGGAGCCTTTACCGGAACCTAAAGGCGTTGGGGGTGCAGAGGGTAAGGAAGCAGGGAAACCAGAAGAGGGGAAGGGCACAGATAAAAAACTGGGTTTGGAAGGTATTGAAATCCATCTGGATGATTTGACCAATGCACAGGTGGAATACGCTGCCAGGGAAGGTGGCACCTGGAAGCTAATTGCTGGGCGGCAAATCTTTGTCGGCAGCACACCAGCGAAAGAAAACACACTGGAACACACTTTAGCTGAACACGCCCCAGTTAAATCTGATGACCAGCAGCGTGCTTTGCTGGATCAGTTATGGGTGGCGGAAGCTTTAGGTGCCAAAGCGCAGGATTCTATTGAGCCGGTTGATGTGGTAGGCGAATATGAGGGAGAGAAGTACGGGATTGAAGTATATTCCTTATCCAGTGGCGACAACGATATTATCAAACTATCGACGCTTGCGCTCAAAACAAAACTGGCTTGGGCCAGGCAGGAGAATGCTAAGCTACATACCATAATAATAGATGGCAGGGACGATTTTTATGAACGGCAGGTGTGGTATGGGAAGGGAGTAGGCAGTATCGGTTTGGATCACATGCTGCCTGTCAAGGACGCAGAACATCTGCGCTCCTTGGTGCAAGGTGAAACCTCTTTTGAGGAGGAGTTCAGGCAGTTCAAGGCTTGGGATGCCTCTGCACACCCGCGTGAGCCTGCGGGCACTGCCAAAGGGGGGCAATGGCAATCCAAGTCCGGGGCGCGGTTGGTTAAGGGCAAGTGGCGGCCCATGGAAAAGGGCAAGCAGTTACCACCCAAAGTGCTGGCGCGATTAAAGGAACTGCCGATTCCACCGGCATGGAAAAATGTGCGTGTGGATACCAATCCGAAAGCGGGGTTGCAGGCGCTTGGCATAGATGTGAAAGGCAAGGAACAGCGCCTGGAAAGCAGAGAAGCAACTGCACAAAGGCATGACCGTATTTTTTCCCGTCTAAGGGCATTGAATGGGCAGATGCCTAGGTTTCAGAGACAGGCGCTGCAAGACATGAAGAGCCGCGATGTTTCCTTGCGGCAAACAGCGGCGGCAAGCTACCTCATTTCCCGTACCGGCTTCCGTGTTGGCGGGCAGGAAACGGGTGGGGATAAGAAAGCTTATGGAGCAACCACCTTATTGGGACGGCATGTGCAGGTATTTGGGGGTTCCATGCACTTTAACTACCCCGGAAAGAGTGGTGTAATCCAGGAGCACGACTTGACGGACAAGGTGTTGTCCAGTTACTTCCGCAGCAACAAGGCGGCAGGAAGTGCAGAATGGTTTCCTGAAGCGACGCATAACACCGTGCGGGCTTATTTCAAAGCCCATGTTGGTAGTAAATTCAGCACTAAGGACATGCGTACATGGACAGGTACCTCACATGCCTTAAATATAATCGCATCCATGCCGGTACCCAAGACCATGACAGAATTCAAGCATAGCCGGTTGGTGGTTGGCAGGCAAGTGGCAATGGTATTAGGCAATTCGCCAGCCAAGGCACTTGAAAGCTATATTGATCCTTCGGTATTTCGTAAATGGGAGTCCAGGCTATGAAACCAAACGACTTCACAATGGAAAAGCAGCAGCAATTGATGGATAGCTTCTATGCCCTTCCTTACGGCGAGCTTGGTAACGATTGGGAAGAGCATCCTGAGCTTGGTGAAGATGAGGACGAACCAGAGGATTGAAGCATGGGTAAGTTTGATGAAAAGAAGCAGTCGGAAGTGGAGCAGGTCACGGAACTCTGTGACAATTTCACTTTCAGGGTCCGCAAGCTGAATCGGCAAGCGGCGCTAGAGCGTCAACGCAATAGTAAATATAGGGAAGAGGAAGACCATGAGCAAAAGCACAGTTCCAGGGATGTTGATTTTAGTCGCGGCAAGAGCACCAAATGATGTCAGGCTGTTGCCACAGGATGCCAGAATAGCCGTTCGGGCCGATCTGGTGTTGAAGGTGGAACGGGCCATCATGTCGCCAAAACCGGCAGACAAGCGCAATCTTCATCCTGTGAAACCAAACGATCCGGTTTTCACACAGGAAGTTACCTTGTTGTACTTGTCTACCGGGGAGCAGCTTGCGGTAATGGAATCCCTGGATGAAGTATTGGAACTGCGATATAAGGCGGTACAGGATACTTGTGGTGATGAATACAGCCACGCGGCACAGAGTCCGGGTGTAGGTACAGTCAATGATCTATTCACAGGAACGGTTGAAGAAGGAGTACCGGCATGAACCCGGTAGGCTTTGATCTTCCCGGCAATCCTCTATCCAGGAAAGCCTATCAGCAGGCAGTAGCGGGCTGGCTCAGGCAGGTCGCGCGCAACAGTGCCGGTTTCCTTGATAACTTGTTCTTCGATGGCACACCAATGGGTGCGGATAGAGTGCATACACATCATATAACCACAGTTGCAGTCGAGTGCGCCAAGCTGAAGGAGTTTTATACTAGAAGACCAAGACCGTGGCGGCGGCGTTGTGATGCACCAAAACAACCCCGACTGGAAATCTCTGTATTACACAAGAGGCGGGTACCCAAATGAACTTCGATCCTAAAGCATCCCGGCCAGCAATTGATGCGAATGAGAATGTAAAGGTACTGCTTGACAAGGCGGCGAGCGCAGACATGTCGCACGACGCGATGAACTTCGCGCAGGCTGCGCTTAACGCTGCGCAGGCACTGCAAGTACTGAAACAGATCAAAGCGAAGTAGCGGGGAAATGGGTAAAGGGAAAGTAAATGGGTAAAGGTATTGATGCTGCGCGGGAACATGCGCCAGCACACGCGGCTGTGTTGGACGACTTCAAAGACCAATTGCTCATTGTCCTGCTCAAACGGCTTGCCAAAGATGGGAAGGTGAGCCTTCCGGTTGCGGAGATAGATGACACTGGACAAGACCTGGTAAGTTTTAGTATCAATGACGGCGTTTTTCACTTCGTACTGGAGAAGAAGTCATGACCAAGATTAAAACCATGGAGCAGAAGTCGCGGCGCAAGGATGAGGTGCGTATAGTGGATGCACAGATGATGCCTTCTTCTGTATGGTGTCCCAATACGCTGAAACGTTGTAGCCGAGGTTGCCACGGGCAAGCAAACTGTGTTTTATTCAAACAGAAGGTAGTGTGAGTTATGGGTGGCGGTGACTGGTTGCTGTTGTTTGCAATTGTCGCAGGTGTGTTTGGGGCAGCGATTGTGCTATGGCTGGCATTAAAGCTGTGGGAACTGTATGAGGAAGACCAATGAGCTACTACGCCTACGATATCAATGGCTATGTCGGTGATGTAGCTTCCATTGGTGGCTGGTCGGAGGTAGTCAATACCCTGTCCCTTTCCGGCAGGACGGCATTACAGTCCCTGGCTTATCATGGTTATACTGTGGACATGGATGATGCCGCGCAGGACTTGACCGAGATGCTGGATAACCACAGGAGTTCCAAGACACCTCTGGAATCCTCGGTGGAAATGTCCTTGGTTAATCTGGTTTCCTTGCTGCGGCAGGCCAAGGGGACGCTGATTGTCAATGATGGCACGAAAGAAGAGGTGGGAGAAAGACAGTTCACAGAAGAGGAAGATTTCGCAGAATGGGATGAAATAGGTCACCCCCGCCATCCAGCAGGAACAGAACAAGGTGGGGAATTTGCTCCCAAGGGGCAGGTTCCAGCAGCTTTAGCGCAACGGCTGGAAGAGGCCAGGAAGCAGGAATATCACACCTTATTGTTCCACGGCACCAATGCTAATGAGCCTTTTGGACTACCACAAGCACCAGCCCACGAAGATTTCATGCTGGACCGGATGCTGGGTGCGCATTTCGCCACCGATCCAGAACTAGCCAACAAATTTGCTGTAGGTATTGCCTGGCGCATGGGTGATGTTAATCAAGGGCCGGGCCGGGTGATGCCTTTTGTGGTAAAGGGAAAAGGATTAGGCGTAGAGCAGCTACAGTATGAGCATGGAGGCTACGAGAGCGACCAGGCAGCTATTGGTTCCTTGGTTGCCAGTGTGGCTATGGAGCGCAACCCGGTCTTATTTAAGACCTGGGTAACACGAGCCCGCCAGATCAATGAACCTGTGGCTGAGCGGATTTACAAAAAGCTGATAACGGGCTATGCAGCTAATGAGGATTGGGTACCGGAAGTGGCACGCAGTGATCGAGGCGGACTTCGTGGTTATTTGAGTGATTTTGATGCAGGGTTGCACATGCTTTCCGGCAGTCAGAAGCGTGAGGTGGTTGCTCAATTCAAAACAGTGATGAAAGAGCGGGGTATAACCCATTTACAGTATCACAATACCTCACTAGAGGAAACGCGGGGGATTAAGGATAAGCGCAGTATCATTGTGCTGGACAATTCAGCGATAAAATCTTTGTATGCACCGGAGTTTGTCAAGGTCAAGACACATGCAGAATTGGAACTGCCGGAATTGGCCGAATTGGTGGTGTTGTATGCTTGGGATGAATCGCGGCACCCACGAAAACCAAAAGGAGATGCAAAGGGAGGTGAGTTTGTACCATCATTGTCTTACCATGGAACTGCGGAAGCAAATGCACGCAGAATTTTGAAAGAGGGGCTTAAAGTAGGCAAATCAGGATATGTCTATTCGAATGTTGATAAAGAAATGGCTGTTGGTTATGCACTTACTAGATCAGAGGAGTATTGGAAAATACACCATAAGGGGCCTATTCCTAAAGGTTTCCAAGCTGCCCTAATTGTTTTGAAAAAAGAAACACCTCTTGAATTACATCCAGCGTCGCGTGGTTTTGTTCCTGTCAATATTAGTTATCGGGTTAGTGGTTCTAGAATAGATAAAAAATATATTGCTAGAATTGAGTTGTATGATTGGCATGATGCGATTGAAAACAGTGTCTATGGAAAGTTTAAGGATTTAAGACCAACCAAGATCATTAAATTGAGTTTGACTACTAGCGAATTTTATTTCCCTGTTCCTTCTGAAGAACTTTATAGTATAGAAGAATTAACTGCTTTGTATGTTTGGGATGAAGCATCACACCCAAGAGGCAAGACTACACCGGGAACTACTCCGGGCAGTTTCGCTCCCAGTTCAGGACCGGCCAGGGAGCCGGATGTTTTCCTGCATGATGCTGCCCAGAAGATACCTCTATTGACTATTGAAAACATTAAAAAATTGGATGCAGTCTCTTCCGGGAGTAACACCGCAGGATTTATACAGATTGGTCGTAAGAATGTATTTATCAAGCTGCAAGGCGAAGATGCCGATGAAATACCTAATGAGATTGCTGCTTGGCACGCTGCAAAGGCCCTTGGCTGGAAAGACCTGGTTACTCCTGCTGCCATGACGACGATTCATCATCCTGATGGTCATTCCATTCCAGCAATAATACAGAAGGTTCTTCCCAAAGGAAGGGAGTTAGCTAGTATTAAGGGTATTGATGAAAACACCATACCAAGAAACAATCGTACACAACGGCTGTTTTTGTATGAATACGTTATTGGTGCAGGGGACCGCCACGGTGGCAATTACTGGATGGATAGTCGTAACAAGGTGTATTCAATAGATCATGGCCGGTCATTCAGGGAGAATATCAGCACCGTGGATTTATTTGGCGTGGCTGGTTATGGTGGTGCTCTCAATAAGCTTAATGGTTATTGGCCGCGTGTGAGTAATAACGGAACCAATAAAGCCTACGGACTGGACCGGAAGCTGGTTCAGCATGTTGTCAGCCGGTCTAAAGACCTGTTGGTTGCAGCAAAGGAGTCCAGAGGGTGGAACAACCCCAATCCACCGGAAGTGGGAATGCAGAAGCGGCTGAACTTTCTCTCTTCCGCTTTGCAGTCTCAGGAAGGCCCAGTACACCTTCCAGTTAGTGAGCCACGGAGAAGAAGGATGATAGGTATTGAAACCACTTCCGGAATACACTTCCGTCCTAGATTCTAATTAGTGAGCCACGGAGAAACCATGATCATTGATGCCTACCGGCAGTTGACTTTCCTTGGCACAATAGAGCAGCAGGAAGATACCTTGTTGTTCCGTGGCCCGGAAGCCGATTATTTACAGCAACTGGCCACAGCCCTGCATAAACCCGCTGAAGAAACCATGCAGGTGTTGCCGCAGATGTTCCGTGGGCAGGCATTGTACTTCAGGGAGCACGGTTCCTCCCCCATTATTTACAGCGATGGCGAACCTGTAACCGAGGAAGAGGACTTCGAGGAGGAAGAATTAGAGGAAGAATTTGCTTGGGATGAAACCAAGCATCCACGGCATCCTAAAGGGGATGAGAAAGGTGGGGAATTCGCAGCGGGTGCTTTAACAGAACAAGCAGCCTTTACGGCACTTATTGGCACACAAAATAAAAAGGCATGGGGGTCTTATACAATAGCAAGGTGGATAGCCGATGATGAGGATGCTACCCATAGATGGGTACAACCTTATTTGTTGGGGAAGAGAAAGGAAGGATCAGCTTATGAAAGAACGGTTCAGGAAAAAATAAAACAGCTTGATCAAGTAATTTCCAAATCCAAAACACCAGTTGATGTGCTTGTTTATCGTGGGATGAAGGTTAAGAATGCACGGAAATTGTTCAAACCAGGAATTATTTTTAAGCATAAGACATATCTTGCAACCACTACCGACGGTGGAAAATCTGAGCTTTTCACAGGTAGAGCTTACGGGGGAATGAGCACCTACTTGAATATTCATGTGCCAAAGGGTACCTCTTATATTATAGGGTCATCTAAGGAACGCGAGGTTTTATTTTCTAAAGGTACACGCCTTAGAGTTATTAAGGTTATTGAACGTGAGGGTTTTCATGGTAATAGAGAGATGGAAGTAAAAGTGAGGTTATTGAAATGAACTGGAACCGTTTTATTGCCACAGAAGAAGAATTTGAGTTTGAGGATGAAACAGGCACAGACCAGCACAATCATGCATTAGAACCATTAGACGAAGCTCATTTTGCTCAAATCAAGGCCGATTTGGACGGCCTGGAGGCTAAAAGTGCTCAGGAACTGGCCCGAGTACTGACGAAACAGCGAAATGCGCTTGTGGGCCGAATTAAGGGCACTGGCGGGGATTGGAATAAGGCACTGGATAAGCTGAAACTGGAATATCAGCCCGAATTCCAGGAAAAAGTGCTTGGTATGCTGCAAAACGCCTTCAAAATGGGTGGAAAAGATGCTGGTATCGAGGTGGAAGCTGGGAAGAAGGCATATGCAGTTAAGGATGTCCACCAAGATGATGATGATGGTATTTGGAGAACTATTCGAGGGCGGCATGTTTTTATTCGAAGAGGTCAAACAGCAACGCAGGCAGTGGAGTATAGCAAGGCTTATGATGCATATCGTAAGGCACAAGAGGTATATAATCATAGTCGTGGGTACTTATCGGGGCAGCCAGAAGGTAAGAAGGCAGAAAAAGAGCTTGATGCAGCAATAGACAAATTACGAAAGGTTATGCAATCTATGCCACCATGGAAGGAGGCATACGCACAGCAGGATTATGTAGGTTTGAAAGACGCGGTTGTTGTCACCAACCGTTTCGGTAAGCGTCTTACTCCAATGGCTGCTTTGAAGTATCTCAGGCAGAAGTCTGTTTTTGTAACGGATGTGACTTCCGACAGAATTACTGCGGAGGTCAAGAACATTTTGTTGCAGGCAATCAAGTCCGGGGAGTCCATGCCTGGTATTACCGACAGGCTGTTCAAGCTGTTTGATCCTTATATCGGCACCAAGGTTGGGGCGGAGGTAGTAACGCCATGGCGATTGGAAACGATTGTGCGGACGAATACCACGGATGCTTATAATCAGGCCAGGTTACAGGAGTTCCTTAATCCCAAGCTGTCACGGTTTATATTAGGAATTAGGTTCACAGCCATACTTGATTCCAGGACGACTGTGGTATGTCGCTTTTTGGACAATAAAGTTTTTAAACCAGACAGTTCTGCTTTGTCGGCATTGGTCCCTCCCTTACACCACAATTGCAGGTCTCTTATCACCGCTATTATGGTTGGCATGAAGGTGGACCCCAGTGAGTTCATTACTTCGGGTGAAGTGGTAAAGGCACGGCTGCTGGCGGACATCAAGTTTTTGGAGCAGGAAGATGACACACAGGAAGATGAAGGAGAATGACCATGACATTTAGTAACTGGCGCTTTTTGATGTGGTTGCAAGGCAATTGGTTGGAGATTGTGGTTTTGTCTGTTTTTGCCGTAGTGTTTATCTTGCTCTCGGGGTGCGCTGGTGGGCCGTCTTACCGCCCATTGATTGACACGCAGGGGGCAGACATGAGCAAGTATCATAAAGACCTGGGGGAATGCCAGGAATATGCCAAGCAGGTTCCAGGTGCAGGAACTGGAGCAGTAGCAGGCGCGGTTGCGGGAGCGGTAGCTGGTGCAGTAATCGCGCGATTGTTGGGACGTAATGTACCCCGAGGGCCTGCCGCACGGGTAGGAGCAGCAAGTGGTGCAGTATCCGGTGCCGCAGGTGGCTATACAGCGGAACAGAACGTAGTTAAGGAATGTTTGCGGGGACGTGGTTACCGGGTGTTGAATTGATATGCTGACCCGCTGGCAAAGTTGGTACCTGTTCTGGGCTAAGGTACGCATCCGTTTTGATGTCTGCCCCGAGTGTAATTCCAACATACCCGAAGCAAATTTCTGTCCAGTATGTGAAGGGTATGATCCTGCAAAGGATGAGTGGCCGCCATCATTGCAGAGGAAAGGGCGGTGGTTACTATATTGGATGGCGAGGCACAAATGACCATAGCTGCTACGTTTGCCGCTGCTTTGCGTTGTCCTGGGTGTGATTTGATTATGTACAATGAGGATACCAATGTGGTGGGTTGTTTGACACCTGGTTGTCTTTACAAGGGGGTTCGTTTCAAACGACCTACGTTCCTCTTGGAAACAGCACCTTTAGTGGTAGAAGAAAAGGTGGTTGTCCCTGTAGCCATCAATAAAAAAGGACGTGTGGCCTGGGGTGCTCTTCGTGCCAGGATTTTGGAGGTGTTGTCAGTAGCAGAAAAGGGGTTGCAGGGGAGTGAAGTGCTGGCCCGTGCAGAAGCGTCAGGCGATTTAAGTAAAGGGTATCGTGCTTTATCTTTGGCGGCAGCACGGGGTTTGATACGGAAAGAGAAAGGTGACGGGCGGCCACTTTATTACAAAGTGTAGTTCAATTTAGGGAAGAGGACAATGGAAATGATCAGAGCAGAAATACCGCAGTGGCCCAAAATTTCCTGGAGTGCCTGGAAGGACGGTCCTTTTGGTGTTGTTATTGCTGGTACCACAATTAAGAATGGAATACGACACGAGCTATGTGTGCATAAAGGGCAGGTGACAATAGAATTTTCGGATTTTATCAAGGGGCATAAACGTAGCCTACGGCTTCAGGCAAAGAAAGTAATTCGGGATAAGTTGACGCAGTACCTTGGGAAACTGACATGAAGATTTCAGTAGTACTTCCAATACTGACTCCAACACCGTTCCTGCGGGCGATGACGGAGTTCACTATCAAGACGTTGCGCTTGCACGCGGATAATGACTTCGAGTTGGTGGTGGTGGAAGCGGACGGGAATTATTTTGAGTCTTTTAATACAGTAAATGATCCATTAGAACCATTTTTTAATAATTTACTTCGGGTAGATAAGTACCTCAACTTCACCCCCAAGATCGGTTGTGTCAAGGAAGCTAACGCGGGGATAGACGCTGCAACAGGTAATTTTATTGTCTCCACTGGGAACGATGTCATTGTTCCCCCACATTGGGATACCGAATTGCTGCGGGTGTTTGAGGAGCGACCGAAGGATTGTGTGGTGGCGTCTTTATCGGCGTTTGAGCCCGGAGCAATTGTTGGCCCGCCCCAGGCGCAGGACATGATTGTGGAAGGGATGTATTCCCCGTTTATGATGTGGCTCAAGGGATGGACGTTGGATGAAAGCTACATCAAGATTTACCAGGACTCCGATCTCATCATGCGGGTGTACGAAGCAGGTTTCCGTGCTTATCGTTCTTGTCGTGCTCATGTGCATCACTTGTTGCGTATGACCAGTGACCGCGTGGAAACGGAACAACATAAGAAAGACCTGGCGCATGACGAAAGGTTATTCTACAACCGTTGGGGCAAGTCGCCCTTGATGATGTTTGGTCTTATTCGATCTTCACAGTACGTCTATGGTGCAGAGTATGCATCATTTACCAGGCCCATTGATCTGCACTACGATCCAAATAAGGAGGAGTGATGTTTCACAGAATAATGTATTGTTATGAGTGTGGTTTCCCCCATATGACAAACATTTCCTGTGAGAAGGCACAACAGGAAAAGGATGAAATGATAGCTCTACATAAAAGAATGATTGAGGAGCCAATTACTGACAAACGTTTTATTCCACCATGGGAGAGGGAAAGTGGCAAAGTATCGTAAGAAACCTGTAAGAGTTGAAGCAACACAGTGATTCAAAAATGGGGATCGTCCCTTGGACGATCTTCAATTGCATGGTGGTGCAGATTTGGGTGACGTGAAGTCCTTTTATAATGAGGGAAAGATCGTTCGCTATTTTCGCAGACCAGATAGGCTAGGAACATCTCCTTGTGATCATTGTGGCAGGACTATGCATGTTCATGGCTGGATTGATACCAAGGAAGGGGGCCACATCGTCTGTCCTGGTGATTGGATAATTACTGGTATCCAAGGAGAGATGTATCCATGCAAACCCGACATTTTTGATTCTACTTACGAGAAGGTGGAATGATGAAAAATGGAGTAACCACAGATTTGAATGATCCCCGGCTAACACATGGGGCAGATCATAAACCAGTTGAGCAGGCGGAAGTTTATGCCGTGCTTTCTGCTGAAGAGCGTGCAAAGGGTTTTGTTCGTCCCTTTCGTGATGTGTATCTGCACGCAGGGAAGCGGGGAGGATGCGGAAAGACCACCAAGATAAACTCGCGGGAGATTGCGGAAACTCTTGCCAGAAACCCAGCTTTTTACCAAGGAGGTTATTGTGTGCATTGCAAGATGCACCGGCCTAACGAGGAGTTTGAGTGGTTAGATGGTTCACAAGTAGGTACATGATGTTTGAAAAGTACGACATCGAGTGTTTTGACCACACCGATTACCCGCATAAAAGCTTTTGGTCTGAGGACATGCGGGATGGGCAGTATCGTGCTGCGCTAACCGAGACCTTTTCCAACACAGAACATGCGGCGACCACTTTATATGTCCACATTCCGTTCTGTGTAGAACTTTGCTATTTCTGCATTTGTCACAAAGAGATAACCAGGAACCAGGAAAAGATCAAGCGGCATGTTTATGGTTCTCTGTTGCCTGAATTTGATCTATTGCACGCACATTTCAGGGAGCAAAACCTCAGACCAAGAATAACAGAGGTCTTTTTTGGTGGGGGCAGTCCTACTATTTTAGACTATGCGGAATTCGATGCCGTGCTGGAAAGCATCTGGCGTTTTGTTGCAATTGAAAACCTGGACCGTTTCTGTGTTGAGGTAGACCCGCGCGATGTGGACGAGGAAAAACTGCGTTTTTACAAGACCCGTGGTGTAACTACCATTTCAATGGGTATACAGGATTTTGATCTCAAGGTCCAGAAGGCCATTAACCGTGTGCAGTCTCTTGAATTGGTGCAGGAACGGTTGCGTGTTGCCCGCGAACTGTTCACCAGTATCAATTTCGATTTGTTGGCCGGGCTTCCATACCAAACCGAAGAAAGTATGAGACATACAGTAGCACAGGTGGTGCGGCTTGCGCCAGACAGGATTTCATTCGATTATTTCCGCTACAACGAAAAGTTCTACCCCCACATGAGGATTCTGAAGAAGCTGAATGCTTTTCCCAGCGGTATAACGAAACGCAAAATCCTGGCTATAGCAGCAGAAGGCTTTGCCGAAGCTGGATATATTCGCACTGGATTTGAGCATTTTGCCAAGCCTGATGACAGGATTGCAAAGGCACTAAGTCAAGGTTCAGCCACTTATACCTCTTTAGGGGCAGTTGCGGGCAGCAGCCCAAACGTCATTGCTACCGGACGTTCCGGGCACGGAATTATTGGGGATCATTATTTGTTTCAGAACCACTATGACCAGAACCACTTCCAGCAGGCGATTGATATTGGAGAACTGCCAGTCTTTCGTGGACACCATTTATCTGTTGATGATGTCATGCGTCGGGAGATCATTCGCAAACTGCGGACCTACTTTGTTCTTGATATTGGGGACATTGCCAAGAGGTATGCTACCGTAGTTGACTGCACTTTCGAGCACGAGGATCGACTTCTTGCACATTTCATACAAGATGGCCTGGTGATTATAGATAATAACAAGTTGGTTATAACTGAAACTGGCCTTCACTTTGCCGAATTGATTGCCAGTGTTTTTGATGCATACACCAATAAAAATCTTTTGACTGAACTTGATTCCAGGAGAACACTATGAGGCAAGCTGTGGATTTGTTGTTGGTCAACCCAGGTAACAGGGTGGAGCAGTTTGCTAGTCTTGCGCCATTAGCCACCGTGGCGCAGCCCCTTGGTATTGCTATGCTGGCTGCTTACGTGCGGAAACATGGTATCTCAGTAGCAATCTTCGATGCCGAGGCATATGGATTAACACCAATAGAAGCGGTGGACGAAATTGAAAAGTTGTATGAACCCAAGGTGGTTGGGCTTAGTGCTTTTACTACCAAGATGACTTCAGCAGGGGAAATTATGCGGGAGTTGAAACGCCGCTGGCCGGAAGTGTTGACAGTATTTGGAGGGCATCACCCTTCAGCACTCCCTGAACGGACTTTGCAAGAGGAAGCGGCGGATTTCGTAATTAAGGGAGAAGGCTTCTACCCAATGGTGGAATTGATGCGGCGAGTGGAGCAGCGCAAGCCCAAGCAGGGCATTCAAGGAGTATGGTGCCGAAACAAGAACGGCACAGTTTATGCTGGTGGTCAAGCGGGCGGCGTTCCCAACCTGGATGAACTGCCTTTTGCTGCTTGGGATTTGCTTCCCATGAGCCAATACCGTGCTCATCATTGGCAAGCATGGGGGCGGGGATTGGACACCAGCAAGTTCTCTCTGATTCACACAGAACTTGGTTGCCCGTTTGGGTGCATTTATTGTAGCGTGAATGTGGTCTATGAGAAACACACAGTTCGCTACCGCTCTCCTAAGCGGGTGGTGGATGAGATTGAACATTTGATCCACGAGTATGGTGTGCAGCATTTCGAGATCATCGACGACATCTTTACCGTCAACCGCAAGCATGTGGAAGCGTTGTGCGAGGAGATTACACAACGTAAGTTGGGAGACAAGATCAATGCTTGGTGTTTTTCCAGAGTGGACCGTGCTGATCCACGGTTCCTAGCCAAGATGAAAGCTGCCGGGATTAACTGGGTATTCATGGGACTGGAATCCGGCAATGATACGGTACTTCTTGGTGTGGATAAAAAGCAGACCGTGGCGGAAATCCGGGAAGCAATTGATGCTGTTCACAAGGCCAAGATCAATATTGGTGGTAATTTCGTATTTGGACTGCCGGAAGATACCGAGGAGTCCATGCAGCAGACCTTCAACTTGGCGAAGGACTTGAATACCGAATACGCCAATTTCTTTATTATGATGGCCTACCCAGGTTCTAAAATGCGTGATGATGTTAAGGACGGCTTGCCGGAAAAATGGTCGCAGTATGGGTTTTTCACGCCGGATTCCTTGCCGTTGCGAAACGCAACCATTACCGCGAAGAGAATTATTGAGTTCCGCGATCAAGCATTCAAGGATTACTTTGGCAGTGAGCGCTACCAAAATATGGTTGTTGAAAGGTTTGGGCAAGAGACTTTAACGTTCCTGCGTGAGCAGGTATTATCAAAACAAATTGAGCGGAGGGTGTCATTGTGAGTGTGGAGCTATCAATCATCCTGTTGGATAATTCAATGCGGGAAAGGTTCCATACTCTGGATTGGTTGTCAAACCAGACAGTTTCAAGGGACCAGTACGAATTGATTTGGGTAGAGTGCCATGATCGGGAGTTAGAAGTAGTCAAGAGCAAGGTGGATAAATTTATAGCTCTACACCAAATTGTGCCCGCTTTTAAGCATAAAGCCGAGAATGCCGGGATCATTGCTGCATCGGGACGAATTGTTACCATGTGTGATGCTGATGCAGTATACCCACCTGAATTTGTGGAGTCCGTGATTGGCCCTTTCAGGGATCAGAGACTGGTACTTATGCATTATCAAGAACGCAGTACCGCACCATACCCTGATGACGCAACCTTGGATGAGATCAGGAAAATAGGTTTTGGGGTATGGCCCAATGTGGGTGCCTGCCTTTCCTTGTTGCGGCGCGATGCAATAGGCTTTGGTGGTGTGGATGAGCATGAGTCCTATCACGGATTGCTTTGCGGGCCAAATGAGTTGGCCTGGCGCATGATCAACTCCGGTGTTCCAGAGGTTTGGAATGATACGGTACACCTCTACCATTTCAGTCATCCAGGATCAGACGGGAATGCACAAAAGGAAATAGGACCAAAGCAACAGCATATAGAATGGCATAATTTGACTGCTGTGGAAGGTTTCAAGCAGGGTCGTCTGCTTCCTCTTGTGGAGAACTCTGAGATTCATCGACTGCGGATGGATCAACGGATTATTGGTACTGATTTCGAGAAGAAATTTGCTTGGTGATATTATGCAAACAGAAGACCCGAGCTTTTTCCAGGCTGGTGTGAATCCGGCATTGTTTCCTATTAACAGACCAAGACACTTGGCTCTTGCTGCTTTGCTTCGGTCTTTCCCACCTACATCAGTGCGGGTGCTTGAGATTGGTTCCTTTCTTGGACAGAGTGCTTTGATGTGGAGTCAAACCATTGCAGATCATTTTCAGGACGGAGGAAGTGTGTTGTGTGTGGACCCATGGCAGCCTTTTCTTTCGGAGCAGGATGTTTGGGGTGGTGATCTTTATCAGCAGACGCAGGCATCTTTGGAGGATGGTTCGGCATTTGAGCAGTTCAAAGTCAATATTACAACAGCCCCTAGTAAAGCGCCAATTTCGTTTTTCCGTGGGACGTTGAAGGAATTGGTTGAGCATTCTTTGCTTTTACCCTTTGATGTGGTCTATATAGATGGGAGCCATTATTACCAGGACGTTAAGACGGATTTGCTTTTTGCACAGCCATTAGTGCGAGATGGTGGTATTTTATGTGGGGATGACCTGGAAACAGAGTTCCCCGAGACAGATCAGGAGGAATGCCGCCGGTGTTGTAATCGGGATTATGTGAGCCATTATCATCCTGGTGTTACATTGGCGGTGTGGGAAGCGTTTGGAAGAGTGCGTGTGGAGAATGGTGCTTGGGCAGTTCGCAGGGAAGGTGATTCTTTTATTAAATTTTAACGGGAGAAGGAAATGGACTTTGAGAAAGCGGAAGCAGAACTAACCAAGATGGCACAACTCAGTAGAAAAGAGCAGCAAGAACGGAAAGCAGAGATTATACAGCTATTCAATGTTTTCTGGCGCAGCAACCCCAGTCAGACAAAGTTTGGTGATGCATGCAGTGGTTTGGTAATACAGCCTGAGATGTTGTGGGCGATAGTGAAACTGGGGTAAGGAAATGAAGCTGCTCGATCTGGAGCCTCACTTTCTGACCTATCATGTTAGTGATCCAATTCCAACAGAGATAGCAAATGATCCACTCAATTATCCTATCGGTGGAGTACACACAGAGATGCGGTCTCAAATAACATTTAAGCAGGTGGATACGATTGAAGAAGCGCAGGGTGTGGAGTTCCTTTGTCCAAAGTGCTTTATTGAGAACAAGGGTAAGGCAGGAACCCATATTTGTATTTGTTGGTCGCGTGCTCGTGGGGTTCCAGATGAAGTCCACCCAGGACCAGGGCGCTGGGCTTTACAGGGAACTGGATTACATGACCTTACTCTTGGTGCTGATCCACCGAATGAGAAAAGAAGTGTGCAGCAACTAAATGGGTGTGGAGCGCATTTTAATGTAACTAATGGGGAAGTGGAATTGTGTTGACCTACCCCAGACCGGTACGTGAAATACACCAGATTGAGGTTACCACGAGGTGTAACCTTCATTGTCAATATTGCCCATCGCCTCGCTTGGATGTACCAAAGGATAAGGGTGGTTATGGCCGGAAGAAGGAGGATATGTCTTGGGAAACCTTTGAGCAGTCCCTGAAGCTGGTGAAACATTATTGTTCCCTTGGGACGCAGGGAGAATTGGCGCTTACTGGGATTGGGGAAGCGGTGATGCATCCGCGTTTTGTGGATATGGTAGCAGCATCACGTGAGGTGATCGGCTTTACGCGAGTACTTACCTTTTCAACTAATGGTTTGTTGCTGGACGATGCCTTGTGTGAACGGCTGAAACCGTACAGGCCCGAGATTTATGTGTCGTTGCACCGGCCTGAGAAAGCGGGACCGGCAGTTGAGGCAGCAAAGCGTGCAGGATTGTTGGCGGGGACCAACGTATCGGCAGTTACCTCCTCCTTTGATTGGGCGGGGCAGTTGAAGTGGCATGTGTCTGCACCCAAGATTCCATGTGAATACCTTCGTGTAGGGTGGGCTGTAATTTTGGCCAGTGGTAGTATTGTTCATTGTTGTTTGAATGCTACTGGAGAGAGTCCTATTGGAACTATATGGGACGACCCGGACACTCTAAAAATGGCACCTTATTCATTGTGCAAGACTTGTCACATGCATGTGCCATGAGCACTCAACTGCATTTTGATCTGTTGTTATTTGCACCTCTTAATTGGACAGCATTCAAGTGTCGTTATCGTGGTGTAGTCCAATCTGTTGTGGAGTGGGACAGGATACATCACCCCAAGATGGGACTTCAATTACTGAAGGGGGCAGCTTCTTCAGTGTGGTACAGAAAAGGTGATTGGCGGGATGGTGAGCCAAGAAAGATGTGCCCAGGGAAGGTGTTGGCTTTAGTACGATTGCCTGCGGTTAAATGGCACGGGCGGTTCTTGATTTTGGATGGTTGTCATCGAATGACTGAGGTGCAGCCAGCAATAGTTCTGCTTGACTGGTTTCAACCACGTTTAAGGGACAGTGTTTATCTCAACGATTTGTTCAATCGTTATCACCAATGAAGGGAGAGAGGAAAGTCGAATGAGAAGGGGAGGAAATTTTTGCAATGACTACGGTGACCAAGTTGGATGTCTTGGTGAAGTGGATGAACGCTACACTATGCGTTTTGATGACCTTGGGGAACCACCGATTTTCTGGTGTGCTTTCTGTGGTCCCAAAGCGCACAACCTAAGCAAAGCCATTGACACAGCTTTCCAGACTCGTGGATATGCGTTTTTGGAAGAGTTTGCTGGGCTGATTCAGCAAGCTGAGTCTCAAAAGGAGCGACAATGAGGGTAAAGAAGAAACAGAAACAAGGTAAACCATCGGCAGGACTTGTTACATGCAGATACCTTAATTTGGAGAAGATAATGTCTACTAATGATAGAAAATTGAAATTTAGTCATCCAATGAACCTAACTATTATGCTATCACGAAGAGGAGATGTGGTCACAAGTAAGAGATATCCCTATTTTGGTTTACAAACAAAAATTTCAGGGAAAGAGATTTCGATTGGGTCTCTTGAGCGTTTAGCTGCAAGGGTAGTGGATTCTATTTTTAATTCAATTGAAGTACACCAGGGAGGTAAAGTTTGAAAAAGAAACAGAAGCGTGGAACAATATCTACCTGGGCCAGTCACCTTCGGCGGCTCTTACGCAAGGTATTTACGCATAAGGAGGAACGCTCTGATATTGCAGAATGGTTGTTGCTGGTAGAGAAGATTATTGGCAGGCATAGTGGGCCAAAGGATAAAACCGGCCTGACCAAGGGACACTCTCATACAGATGTGTTGGCTTGGATAGAAGACCTTGCAGGAATAGTAGCAGTGGACATTGAGCGGAAAAACCGTGGCAGGGTTTATGATGGCAACATGGCAATAGCTGCCAAATTAGGTTTGATTCTGGTGTCTTGGTATGCTCATGTTCATCACGCCAAGTCCTTCGATCCAAATCGACCTTTGAATGCCCGGCGAATGGCGGCAGCGCAGCGAACAAGGTTCCTTGCAGAACTGTATGCAATTTTAGCTGACGATTCAATTATGGGTGAGGTCTGGGGACGAAAGCAGAAATGGAATTTCCCATTTGGCAGAGGTGCAAAAGGAGGTAGGTTTGTATGAGTAAGCAAGATGAATTACCCACTTGCCAGGATTGCAGGACTACTGTGGTATTGGATCATGTTGGTAGTGCGACTGGATTGAAGTATTACCGTTGTCCCAACCCGGAATGTAACGCTACATGGCGGGAGAAGCGGATTGCCGCTGTTGTATCAGGGAGTATTGGTGGAAAGAATGCCGCCGCCAACATGACCCCAGCACAGCGCACAGCCAGGGCGGAAGATGCAGCTAAAAAACGGTGGGACCGGGAGAAACTGGATGATGTTTTTGCTGAAGTAATTAAAGAGCAGCCTGTCGCACCACACCGCCTGTTCCGTTCCAAGCGTTCATAGCTAAACCTTAGCATCCCCAGCACTTCGGTCTTTCCCTGAGAGGCGGTAGTATGTCTCTCTATGGGGAAGATTATTCGTTTGTCCAGTGAGCAGGTTCACAGCCTGCTGTTTTCTGCACGTCATCAAAGCGAGGTTGTTCATGCCTTATAGTGCAGGCAAGTTCCCTGATTCCTGGAAAAACGTACCCGAAGGGGTTCGGTCCAAGGCGGTTGAAATTCTCAATGCATTGTTGAAGGGCGGCAAGATGGAAGAGGGTATAGCCATTGCCACCGCTTTGAAGCAGGCGCGTGAGTTCATTGCTGCACACAATGATGACACCAATTGGGAAGAGTTCATGGCTGAAGTCACAAAGGAGCACAGCATGAGGAAATTCAGTGCCAAACGAAAGATAACCAATGAAGAAGATTACATGGCGTTGTCACGGGAGGAAATGCTGGTCAAGTGCAAGAAGGACCACCCTGATTGGACTGCTGCGGAGCACGAAGCTTGGGCAGACAAAATGATGAAGAAGAAAGAAGGCGCATATCAGGATGATGAAGACCATATCATGGAATACTCCAATGCCATAAAGGGAGTCGAAATCTTTTCCACTGGTACTCACAACGGGGATGAGTACACGGAAGAAGACCTGGAGCAGATCGTTACCGCATTCAAGGAACTGGACTATAAGCCAGCCATCAAGGTCGGTCATACCAAGGATAATGAGGAAAAGACCAGCACGCCAGCTTACGGCTGGGTGAGAAACCTCCGAAAAGTAGGCACCAAGTTGGTAGCCGATTTTGAGGATATGCACGATTCCGTGGTGGAGGCCATTCGTAAGCGTCTCTACGACCGTGTCAGTTCTGAAATCTATTTCAACCTCAAGCGCACCGCAAAGGATGGTGTGCAGAAGATATATGCCAAGGCATTGAAGGCCGTGGCATTGCTTGGGGCCGAAGTCCCGGCAGTATCCAATCTTGTACCATTGCACAAGATGGAGTTTGCAGAGCAGGACAGTTTCGAGGGTGTAGGTGCTTTTGAAGCTGATTTGGAAATCCCAACCGAAACGCTGGTTGACACACTTGCGCAACGGGTAGCGGGAATGATCAACTTGATGAAGGAGTATGACATGAGCAAACACGCAGAGAAGATCGCCGCGCTGCAAGCGCAGGTTGCGGAGTTCAATACAAAGATGGCGGAAATGAAGAAAAAGAAAGCGGAGGACATGGACGATGATGACAAGGCCCTGATGAAGAAGCTTTCCGAAGACCTGAGCAAAACGGAAGCGGAGATCAAGGCATTGTCGGAAGATGAAACCGACATCGAGCAGATGCGCAAAGACCTGTCAGCCGCCAACGCTAAGGCGGAAGCAGCTACAGCGGAAGCCAAGAAGACCAATGAACGTCTGGCCAAACTGGAGCAGGCCAGCCGTGCTGAAAAGCTTGGTTCCAAAGTCAAGGAATGCAAAGTTCCTGCATTCCAGCCGGGGTTGGAAGCTCTGTATTCCTATGCCCTGGAACATGGTGATGCCACAGTCAAGTTGTATGCCAAGGACAAGGAAGGCAAAACCATTTCCGAGGACAAACCCCTCACCGACATGATCGACGGTTTGGTGTCACAGATCAATGCTCAGCACGAAAAGCTGTTCAAGGCATTGGCGTTCACCGGCAAGCAAGAGAAGACCGATGGTACCATTGTTGACACTGGTGGCGACGTGAGCGCCGAAGTGGACATCAAGGTGAAAGCCTACCAAGCCGAGCACAAAGACAAGAAGATTGGCTACAGTGCAGCCATGAAGTTGGTTCTTGCCAGCGATGAGGATTTGGCGAAGCGGTACTCCGAGCAGCAAGGGCGAGCGCAGTAATCCCAGGCGCGCAGTAGCCAAAGCAATACCAATCTTACTTTAGGAGAAACAAAATGGCGGAGTTTGGCAGACAGGAAATGGTGCCGGGATACAAAGCCAATTCGGCTTACAACGGTCTCGGTTCCCTGCGTTACATTGCAGTGGCCCACGTTGGAGCGTATCAGGCAGCAGGTGCTACTTCAGCAAACAGCAGCACCATTCTTGGGGTCATGCAAAACGACCCTGCAATTGGTGAGGCAATGAGTATTGCCTACGCTGGTCCATCCAAGGTGATTGCCGGGGGAGCACTTACGGCTGGAGCGATCATTACCACCAACGGCTCCGGCCGCATGGCGGTGATTACTTCAGGGCAAATGGCCATGGGGCGGTTGTTGGAAACGGCAGCGGCGGATGGTGATGTGGTTGGCGCTCTGCTGTTCCATCCGGTTCGTTGGGGCCAAGTGGCATAACGGCAACAGTTCAAATAAAGGAGATATGGCAATGTCAAAGAGCACCATCAAGGCAATCGAACTGCTTGCCGAGACCTACCTGCTGCCGCTGGCGCGGTGGCTGTTTGCACCACTCCGGGACTACACGGAAGCAAATCTCGTTTCATACCTTACGTCCCGTGATGTCCACATCGACGTACCACTCAGCAACATTGCAGTGGAAGCGTTCGACAGCGGCAACTTCATTGCGCCACAATTGTTCCCCGTGGTGGATGTCCGCAAGCAATCGGACAAGTATTACACCATCGTGAAGAACTCTTGGTTGCGCAGGCCGAGTACCACTTTGCGGGCACCGAAGACCTCGCCGTTCGCGGTTGAGTTTGACGTGTCCAGCGATTCCTACTTCGCGGACAACTACGCTTTGAAAAGCGAGAACGCATTTGAGGTGTTGGCTAACGCCGATGACCCGGTGGACTTGCGCGCTCGCACCACCCGCTACCTGGTTGAGATGCTGATGCGTGACCAGGAAGTGCGGATTGCCAACCAGGTGACCAGTATTACCAACATTGGCAGTGGTGTGGTTCTTGCTGGGGCGGACAAGTGGTCGAACTATATCAGTTCCGATCCTGTATCAGATGTGACCACAGCCCATTCGTTCATTCGTTCCAATACGGGGCTGCTGCCGAATACGGCGATTATGGACTACGACACCTACCAGATACTGCGTCGGCATCCGGTGTTGCTGGATATGTATAAGTACACGCAGGGTGGTCTGGTGAACGACGCGGAATTGCGGGAAGTGCTTAAGGTTCCCAATATCCTGGTGTCCAACGCCATTTGGAACAACAACCTGGAGAACGCCACGGCTTCCCTGATCAATATCTGGGGCAACAATATGCTGTTGTGCTACGTCACGCCACAGCCAATTGGCCTGCGCACTCAGACGTTCGGTTTGGCCTTCCGCTGGCTTTCCCCTGATCTTCCTGCCCCTTGGGGTACCAGAGTGTATCCTGATCCCGATCCGGGCAAGAAAACAGAGATCACGGAAGTAGGGTATTACCAGGACGAAAAAATTGTGGCACCACAATTGGCATACCTTATCAACGCAACACTTTAACGGACGGCAGTAGCACGTCGGGGTTGTGAGGGGTTACTACAGGGCAGTCCCTGGGTACCCCTCACTTTTTAGCAAAATTGCGGAGGCGGAAAATGTCGCTCAGGAAGTTCACCAAGGCACTAGGAAGGTATCAAGTGGGTGTTGTGCATGATTACCCACGAGGTATCTGGAACAAAATGGCGAAGGATGCAGGAATGCCCCTGGATAAGTTTACAGAGGAAGTCATGCTTGACAACCCTGTGACTGTATCTGCTTTGAAAGGCAAGTTTCGCCGACATACCAGGTTGGGGGCAACACAGTAAAGAGCAGCTTTTCATCAACCAACAGTAAGGGGTTAAAGCAATGACGACTCCACTTGAAGCACTCGCACGCGGTTTCCTTCGTGGCCCTCTTGTTACCAAAGCCAACTCCAGTCCCAATCAGTGGGCGGGGCAAACTACTATTAACAGTGGTTCTGCAACTGTCACTGTTTCCACTTTTCAGGTCAACAGCGACTCATTGATCTTCACTTCCGTACTTGCTGCCCTTCCTGCCGGTTACACCACTCGGGGGCGGTCAAGCATTGCAGCGGGTGCTGCCTCTGCAACCATTTCCACGACTGCGGTTTATTCCGGGCAGGTTATTGGCTTGGCCTTTGAGTCTGCGGTTGATCAGGCATCCGGTAATGGTCGGGTTTTCCGCGTGGACTCCATTGTGGATGGGGTCTCATTTGCCATTGTTACAGCAGATGGTCAAAATGTGACTTCCGGTCCCGCACTTCCTATGTGGTCTATTTCTGGAGCGGAACCTGTTGGGATCAAGGTCAATACCATCTCCCCCAATAACTTCTTTACTCTTGGGTGGGCCGACCAACAGGCGCGCCAGGGCATTGCCACCACCATTATGTGGGAAGTGCGCCGCACTAGTTAAAGCATGTCAATTAGGGAGGGTCATGGGAACACTCTATAAATTGGATTTTGCTTCCAGCAAATCCTATGTGGGGATTACTACATGGCCCATTGTTGTCAGGTTTAATGGACATGCTAGTGCTGCTCTTCATGGAAGTAAGTGTGCTGTGCATAATGCATGGCGTAAGCATGGTGTTCCTAAATTAACTGTTCTTGCTGTAGTAGAAGATCGTATCCTTTCGGAAATAGAACAACGGGCTATTTCAGTTTTTGGAACATTATCACCAAAAGGATATAACCTGACATCTGGTGGGGAGTTTTTTACCATGGCACCCATGGCTAGAAAGAAGATTTCTCGTGCTAGAACAGGGATGAAATTTACCAAGGAGCATTGCGCCAATATTTCTCGTGTTCGAAAAGGAAGGAAACAATCTAAAGTAAGTAACGCTAAACGATCAGTAACTATGAAAGCAAGAAGGATGGTGCGATCAAAAAAAGAACGGGAATACCTATCTAATTTTTGGAAGGACAACCCAGATCATCCAATGAAGCGTCCAGAAATTGCAGCAAAAATGGCAGCCTCTCGTTTGGGACGGAAGCAGTCTGCGGAAACTATTAAGAGGCGTTCTGTTTCAATGAGACTTGCTTGGTCTAATCCTAAGTTGCGAGCACAACAATCTAGACGTTCAAGAAAGGCCTGGGCTAATCCTGAATTAAGGGCGCAGCACTCTATCCTTATGAAGAAAGTGTTTTCCAATTCTATGGGTAGTGCCCCTTAACTTTTTTGAGGTATGGCGAAATGTCCATCATCTATGCACTTGTCTCTTCAGGGGCAAAAGTCAGTCCCGATATCAATGTGACCCAGGGGGTACTGCAAGCCATTGCAGTACCCCCCATCACCAGCGGCGACCTGTACCTCCAAGGTGGTTTTGACACCACCAGTGCCAACTTCCTGCGTCTTAATGATGATGTGGGCGATATTCTTTATGCTACAGGTCCAGGAAGCAAGATGATGTTGTGGCCAGCAGGGCTGCAAACGCCTGGGTATCTGCGAGCAGAGTTTTCCGTTGCGCAGACCGATAACAGAACATTAACTTTGCTGGTTCGTGATAGGTTGTAGCAAGAGAAAGAGATGACTACAGCAGCAATGGCTTCGGGTTGGGGGACACGCGGACGCCGCTGGCCGCGTGACCAAGCACATCCTGGGCTGCGTCAAAATATCGTTGGTTATTATGACGCCCGTAACCGTGTAACCTCTGCGGATGAGAGGGTATCTGATTGGGCAGAGTGGCGTCAACGGAATCCTTCGATTGCCCAAGCCACCGCCACCAACCAGCCGATCTACGGGCCGGATACGGGGGCGAATTATCTCGCCAATTTCCAGCAGAATAATAATAGCGCAAGTTCGCCGGATGCCGCCCCCCTGCAAATCACGGGCGATATTACTTTGGAGTGGTACGGTTCTCTAATTGATTGGACGCCATCTGCTGTCCAAGGCTTGACCGGGAAATGGGGCGATGGAACTTCCAGATCATACGCAATAAACATCGCGGCTGATGGAAAACCGCACTTTATCATCACAACGGCTGGTACTTATCAGGCCGCCAACGATATAGCAGCGAGTGCTGCGCCCACGGTTGCGGACAATGCCTTTCTTGGCATTCGTGCCAAGTGGACAGCGGCAACGAAAGCCATCATTTTCGAGACATCCTCCGATTTGGGTAAAACCTGGACACAGTTGGGAACAACTCAAGCGACAGCGGACGGCAGTATCTTTAATGGCACTGCGACATTGACGATTGGTGCCCTCGGGGCTACCACGCAGCCGCAATACGGAAAGACGCTGTGGAGTAAGGTCTATAACGACGCGACGGCAACCAATGCCGTGTTCTACGCCAATTTTCGTGGTGTTCCTGAAGGCGTAACCTCCTTCACCGAATCCTCCTCGAACGCTGCTACTGTCACCATCAACACGAGCGGCACCATTCCCGCGCAGATCGTCGCGGCGGGGCAGCCGAGTTTGTTGTTCGCTGGTTCATATTGGCTACAGGCTGTATTCACGCGTAATCAACCGCATAGTTTAATTATGGTGCTGAAACCTAATGTGTGGACGACCGGCAGATACTATGCTGACGGCAGCACGCAGAACAAAGCAACATTCGAACAAGGTGGCACTACTCCAGGAACTGTGATGTACGCGGGGGCGACACTTTCGGAAGTGGGTGGGAATCTAACAATAGGTACTTACCGCATCGCTTCTCTTGTCTATGCTGACACCGGCTCGATTCAAATAAACAACAATGCCGCCACTACTGGCGATGTGGGAGCTTTGAATGCTGGAGGACTTACGGTTGGCACATCTGGAGATGGTTCTCTTGGGGCTGCTTTTCAAGCCAAAGCACTCGCCGTGTTTTCGAGCGCGCTGAGTGCGACAGATGGTAGGCGTTGTGTGCGTTGGTTTGGTTCCAGACGTGCTTTCAAAATGAGAAATATTCTGTAGTTATTTAACTATGAGAATCTATGCTAAAGACCAAGAACAAGCACAGTCTTTTGCTGATCGTGCTCATCAGTATTTGATTGCCAATAGCATTTCTTATGCACAGAGTGTTGCATCCGGTCAGACAACTGCATGGAGCATTCCAACGCATGATTGGGTTGTTAATGAAGAGGGCGAAAGGGTGTTGGATGCAAAGGGAGAACCAATTCCAGCTGGTGATTGGTACATCCTGTTGGAAGATAGAGTGATTCCAGCATTCACAGCGGATGAGTTACTTAATACCACTCCACTGTATGAAGCGCCAAAGGAGATGGTGTGAAATACACCCTGATCCTTGTTGCATTTATTGCCGGGTGTGCGACAGCCAAACCATTTGTGACTGGTGATGTCGTGCCCACCCCTTATGGTTGCATGGAGGCACGCCAACGTGGCACCGACTGCTGATCTGGTTGAAGTTCATGCTTTCGCACAAGCACATTTTGAGTATGTGCCTGACCCAGTACGTCGCGGGCAAATTGATTATTGGATGTCGCGTGATGAATTACAAGCTGACCTGGACGACCTGCAACGTGGTGGTAAAGTGCGGGGCGATTGCGATGACTTCGCTTTGCTCTGCCGCTTGTTGCTGCGCCAACGTGGTGTTCCTAATCGGTTGGCGTACTGCCAGGTAGAGACCGGGGAAGCTCATTTGGTTTGTGAGGTAGATGGCTGGATTCTCGATAACCGACAAGGGCATGTGGAACCACGTCAAAATCTTGAAGCAATGGGCTATAAATTCCTAATGCTGTCAGGGTATGCGAAAGACGAGGATTGGCATGAGGTAGTGGTATGAAACAGTTACTCATTGTGCTCACGTTGGCTTTGTTTCCAGTGCCGGTATTGCTTGCACAGCCAGTAGTGGTTTGTGATGGGTTGAACTGCACCATGACACAGAGCAATTTCGAGCGGTTGGTTGCTTTAGTAGTAGAACAAAATAAAGAGATAATCAGGTTACGTGAGGAGAATGGGCGATGCAGGATGTAAGTCTTTGGATATGGTTTGCTGGTCAATTCATAGTTGCAGCAGCAATCTGGGGGGGAATCCGCATGGACCTTCAAGCAATTCACATACGCTTGGCACGCATTGAAAAAGCCACCGACGATGCTCATCAGCGGATTGACCGACATCTTGAAGCACGGGTTCCCAAATGACGGAACTGTATGCCATCCTGAACTCCGTGCTTGCTCGCGCGGACGCTTTTCGATGGCTGTTCTTTCTCGGGCTGTTATGGGCGTTCTACCGCTGGATGCAGGGCAAAAACGGGATCGAGTGGCGTGACTTTATTTCGGCCAGAGGGGAGGACGGCGAATTCCACGGCGACATTAACAAGCTCGGGCAGACGACTGGGATTGCATTCGGGTCACTTTCCATCATGCTGGTGTCTGCGAATGCCAAGTCTGACTTCGTCGGCTTTGCGGTGGTGCTGGGCGTGTATTTTGCGTTTGTTGGCGGTGTAGCTGGCTACGCGGCATACCTGCGCAGCAAAAATAATCATATTGATGAGTTGAAGAACGGGCAGGCGAAGTGACCTACGTTCTTGAAGAGATTTAGCAGTAGCAAAAGGAGAGGAGCATTACCATGAGATTCGATATCAGCGTTGTAATACCAGGCATCCCCTTCAATGGGGAGACTTTTGAGCAGGTATCAATCGGGGGATCAGAGTCCGCTGGTTATTATCTTGCTAAAGCACTTGAAGCACTTGGCCATCGGGTAACAGTATTCACCAATACTGATAAGACCTCTCGTAGTGGTGAGGTTTATTACATGCCGATTTCTTTGTTTCGGCAGTATGTGGAATTCACTCCTCACGACGTGCTTATTGTGCAGCGGGCACCAGAACTATTCGCAGCACAGCATAATGCCCGCTTCGCCGCATTATGGTGCCATGATCTTGCTTTGGGGCGGGCATCGGATAAGATACGCGGTGTGTCGTGGAACTATGACAAGGTATTTGTCTTGTCGCAGTTCATGCAAGACCAGTATGAAAAGGTCTATGGTCTGCCAAAGGAAGTGCTGTACCGGACTCGTAACGGTGTGGATTTGGCTACCGTGGAATCGGTACGTGCTGCATTGCGGGATAAGTCAGCGAAGGCTGGCAGCCCTGTTGTGGGCATCCCCCGCGATCCATTTCAGCTTGTGTATGCAGCAAGGCCAGAACGAGGAGCAGACGTATTGTTTGGTGAGATCATGCCCCGTGTCTTGGAGTTGGAGCCGCGGGCCAACCTCGCTTGCTGTACCTATAACAATCCTGTTGAACATTTGCAGACGTATTACCAACAATGCACAGCACTTGCGAAGCGCCTGGGTGACCGAGTCCGTTTTGCAGGGCACCTTACCAAACGGCAGCTTTATGAATTGTTTTTGCAGAGCGGGCTCTATGTTTATCCAGTGCCTGCGCTTTTTGCCCCCGAGTTTTATGAGGTATCCTGTATTGCGGCTTTAGAAGCGCAGGCGTGCGGGCTGCCCATGGTTACATCCAAGCATGGGGCATTGCCGGAAACTTTGCACTCGGATGCTGGAGTGTTGATAGACGAACCAATGCATACTGTGGAGTATTACGACGAGTTTGCTCAACAGGTGGTGCGTTTGATGCTTGACCGTGAGGCATGGCAGCGGGCGTCCGATGCTGGTGTAGCCAATGCCCAAAATTGGGATTGGCTTGGGGTGGCAAAGGAATGGAGTGATTTGTTCGAGCAGGAAATCCGTGCTCGTAGTGCCAACAAGGTCACATTGGCGAACCATTTTTGGAGACGTTCCGACATCTTTGCAGCCAAGGCTGTAATTGAACAGGTGAAGTCGGAAGCAATTGACCAGGAAACCGGAGCACCATTGCCTCTACCGGATATGATCGCCAACGTTGCTGCCAAGATTGACAAGGATTGGGCCTTCCTTGATGAGGAGGATGGTTTCCGTAAGCAGTATGAACGGATTGGGGCAACACATGATGCGGAAGTAATCAATTGGGTATCAGGTGAACCCCGCTACCAGGTTTTGCGTGGCTGGTTGCAAAAGCATCATAGTGATATAAAGCAGGTGCTTGATTACGGCTGTGCCCATGGTGCTTACGACATCAACTTGCTGAAGGAATTGCCTGATTTGTCCATAACTGGTGTGGACATTGATGAGAATGGTATTAACATGGCAGATGGCTTTGCGAAAGCTGCTGGTTTGGACGCTTCCCGCTGGCGCGGTTTCATTGGAGACTGGCAAGCTTTAGATAAGGTATCAGCAACGGAAGGTGGATTGCAACTTACAGTTGACCACGAAAAGCAAGAGGCTGTCTTTGAGGAACAACACCACCTTTTCGATGCAGCCATTGCCCAGGAAGTTCTGGAGCACGTCCCTGAGCCTTGGGAAGTATTGAAGGCGCTGGAGGCCCGCGTGAAGGATGGTGGTTATGTCTATATCACAATTCCTTTTGGGCCATGGGAATATACCGATTACCGCCGCTACCCGCATCGTGCCCATGTGTGGGAGTTTGACCTGCATGATATCTATGACATGCTGGAGGGCAAAGGTAAGGGATCGGAAGTAACCATAAATGCTATGCCTGCTCCAGAAGGCATCAAACACAATCCTTATACCGGGGAACCGCAGGGTTGGTGGTTAATTATGTACCGTGTCACTGCCGAATCTCGTGGTAAGGTGGGCAGGATCGATATGGAACGCAAGCTTTGGTGTCAGCGTCCGCGCCAGACGGTCTCCGCTTGTATCATTGCAGGGGAGCGAAGCCGTGAGAATTTGCTGTGGTGTCTTGATTCACTGGAGCATGTAGCAGATGAGGTAGTACTAGTGGATTGCGGCATGGCAGATGCGGATAAAGTGGTGCTTGCTTTGTCAACTATAGCGGATGGAAGGCTGAAAGTCATTCAAGGAGTAGACCCAAAAACAGAAGGCTTTGAAACACCACGTAATATGGGTTTGGAGTATTGCACGGGAGATTGGGTGTGCTGGATTGATACGGATGAGAAGTTGTTGCAGCCGGAAGCATTAACCAAGTATCTGCGGTCCAACATCTTCAACGGTTACTCCATCAAGCAGCACCATTTTGCGGTGGACACTCATTTTGATGCGGATATGCCCGTTCGTGTTTTCCGCAATCCCAAAGTGACAGGGAGCAAGATGCGCTGGTACGGCTGCGTTGCTGGCAATACCATGATTGAAATGCCGGGGGGTGCAAAACCAATTAAGGATTTAGTTGGAAAGCAACCCTGGATTTACAGTTTTGATGCAGCCAAAGACAAATTAGTTCTAACAAAGCCAAGCGAGGTTTGTTTAACCAAACAGAAGGCGGTTATTTTAGCAATTACACTGGATGATGGCACAATAATTAAGGCAACGCCGGAACACCCATTTTTGCTGCGGCAGCATTACAGGTCAGCAAATAAATGGAAGCGAGCAGATGAGTTAAATCCTGGTGATAGTTTAATGCCTTTTTATCGGCGTCCAGATAGTGGAGATAGCTTTTATACCTTAGTTCGTCGATCAAACAAGGACTGGGTTAAAGAAAGCCATTTTGTTTGTAGTGAACTAAATATTGAGGTCCCAGAAAAGCATTGTGTTCATCACAAGGACCATAATCCTGCAAACAATGATCCATCTAATTTGGTGGTTTTAATAAAAGCAGAGCATAACCGGCTTCATCATAAGGGAAAGGTACTTAGCAGAAAGACACGGGCACTAATTTCAAAAAACCATGCTTCTTGTGATGGTGTGAATAATTCAATGTGGGGAAGGAACCATAGTGAAGAAACTCGAAAACTGATTGGGCAGAAGAGTCAGGAGCGTGGTGCTGGGTATGGGAAATCAAAGAAAGGGTGGTTTACTAGTGAACGTGTCCAGGAAATGAATAAGAAATTATGGGCCGATCCAGAACACCGAGCAAAGCGGATTGCAGCGATACAAGCTGCAAAATACCCTGACAATCACAAAGTAGTTAGAGTGGAGCGTGCTGGTTACGGTGATGTTTATAACATGGAGGTACCAAAAACGCATACATTTATTGCAGGTGGGGTAGTAGTACATAATTGCATACACGAACACCCCGAGGAAGGATTGAATACTGGACCTGGACGAACCATTGTGCTGCTAGATGTTCATATACCCCATGTTGGTTACCTGATCGAATCAGGACGCAAGCAACGATTTGCTAGAAACTTACCAATGCTTGTAGCAGACAGCCAAAGATACCCAGACCGCATATTGCAAAAGCATTTCATTATGCGGGACAATATGCTGCTCTGCACCTACGAATTACAGCAAACTGGCGGAGTAATAACATCTATTATGAAGGCTCGTGCACAGCAGACTATCAATTTGTGGCGTGAACACTTCAAGGGCAAAGAGCACTTCAGCAACATCGACCCCATCACTTATTACAGCCAGGCAAATGCTTTGTTGGGGCAGGGGTTTGATATGTACTTGTCTGTTGCTGCGGACAAGATTGACGCCAAGCCTAATGGTGGTATAAAGGTGCGTTTTGCGGATATGGACGACGCCATGGCTGAAGTGGACCGCCGTGCGCGTGCTGCTGTGCAGCCGTTTGTGAATCCTCATTATTGATAGAATAAATTATGCCACTAACTCTGAATGCACAACTAGGTACGCAAGCTAATTTGTTACCAGACAAGCGTGCGTTAGTACATCGTTGGCGTGGTGATCGGTGGCCAACGGTGGAAAATACTGTATGCGGTGTATATTGTATTGTTTGTGTTGCTAATGGAAAAAGGTATGTTGGAAGTTCTGTTAGACTTCGTGCACGTGTGTTACAACATAGAAAGGCATTGGTGCAGCACAGACATGAGAATGTGTATCTACAGCGTTCTTGGGATAAATATGGCTCTACAAATTTTGTTTTCAAGCTTTTAGAGGTATGTTCTAAGGAGCTTTGCGTTTATCGAGAGCAGTTCTGGATTAACACATTAGACACTTATGAAAACGGATTTAATGGTCGTCCAAAAGCAGAAAGCATGTCAGGAATTGTGTGGAGACCAGAAACTTTAGAAAGAAGACGGTTAGCACTTATTGCTTCTCCGCACACAAAAGGTAGAAAGAAAACAACAGCAGAAATAGAAAAGTGGCGGGAGTCTATTAAGAAAGCTTACGCAGATGGTTCTACAGGTAAAAGGATCAGTGCTACTCTGAAGAAGGCGTATTCTGAAGGGCGAAGAGTATCATGGTGCAAGGGGAAGCATGATTCAAGGTTTGCCTTCTGGTCTGGGAAAACATTTTCTGTAGAACACCGTAGAAAAATGTCTGAAAGTAGTCACCGTATTTTGACATCATCGGAGCAAAGCCGTCGTGCGGTATTAGGGTGGCGGACTAGGCAGGGGTATTAAAATGTCTATGACGCTTGTTTGCTCTTACACCAGTGTGGGGCTGGTCACGTCCGCTTTTCCTGCGATTGCTTCAGCAACCAACATCAATAGTTCGGTTATTGCACAGTATGCTGGAGGAGTAGAGGCAGAAATTAACACCATGCTTTCAAAAAGGTATGCTTTGCCATTGACAGTGGAATGTCCACTGCTTACTGCAATTGCAACGCGGGAAACCATTTTCCGTATTTGCGTGCAACGGGCTTTGATTACCTTCCCACCAGCGCAGCAAGGGCAACACCCTTTACAGTTCCAGCATAAAGATGATCAAGCATTGCTGAAGGAAGTTTCAGAGGGTGGAGCAGATTTGCTGGACTCCAGCGGTGGCATTGTTGGTGTATCTACGGCACAAGCAGAAATTTGGAGCACAACCAAAGACTACATACCAACATTTCACGAAGGTTCCTTTGGAGACATGGTTGTAGACCCGGACAAGCTGGACGACATTCTGAGTGATCGGGATTTGTGATGATCCAGATAACCATAGACACAGCATTAGGCACGGCTAAACTGCAACGGCTGCAAGAGGCTGTTGATGAACCTACCATGCTGGAGGTAATCAAAAATCGTTTAGTAGCCTGGATGGATGAGAATTTCAAGGTAGGTGGAATTGAAACGAAATGGGCTGCACTACGACCTTTGACAATTATGTTGCAGAAAGTGCAGCATACCGTGCCATTAGAGAACTGGCGGCAGAAAGTGGTTGGGCGTATTTTGGGCAACGAGGTGCGTGTGGGCCTTGCCGGGGATGAGAACTTTCAAAAATTAGTTGGCTACCAGCATTATGGTACTTCACCTTATGAGATCAGTGTAGTGAACAAGAAAGTCCTGGCTGCACTGCTTCCTAGGGGGCTGCGTGCAGGCATCTTGGGGCCTTCTGGAAGGACTGCTGGAGGACGATACATTATCTTTGGTAAAACGGTGCAGCATCCGGGTCTTCCTCCTAGACCAGTAATTCCATCAGAACGGTTAGCTACCAGCCTGGTGGTGGATACTCTGAATGCAATATTAGATAAGGCTACTAAAGGAGGGGCGCAGTAATGGGAACCCCTGTAGCCTATACCACGATACAGAATGCTCTTGAGACTATTCTGAAAGCGGATGCTCGTACCAATGTTGCCCGGATTTTTGTTGAGGAAGAACCTCAATTTGATATCATGGACAGTCAACAGGTGATTGCCGTTTTCATGGAACGGCGTGTTGCTGGCCCGAAAGACCAGCAATTAGGACTGGCAAAAAGAACCAGGTATCATTTAACGATTACAATTTGGGTATTGGCTTTTTCCATTGAGAGCTACCGTACTGCCTGTGATCTGCGCAATACCTTATTGGACAATTTGGAGTTGACTTTAATGGACAATCGAACCATCAGCAACACTGTAACCACGTCCTGGCTTGAGGGCGGGGTTATGATCTCGGCAAAAGACCCTCAAAAAGGTGTTTTTACAGCAGCGGCAGAAACGATTTTAACCGCTGAAGTTTCGGCAGTGAACACGTAGAAAAGGAGACAGACCATGAGCCAGGGCCATGTAGGCTTTTTCGGATTGGCAAAAGAAACCAATTGGGGTACGGCAGTTGCGGCAACGGATTACCTGGAATTGATGAGTGAAAACCTCACCACGGGCATTGACCGCTTCGCCACCCGCAACATTTATAGTGGTTTCTATGAGCCGGATGACTATGCCGGAATGCGGCGTACTCAGGGCTCTATTGTTCATGCAGCCCACCCAGTCTCCCTTGGGCATTTGCTTAAGGCTGCATTCAATTCGATTTCGCAAAGTGTGGTATTGTCCGGTTATTTGTGGACACTGAATTTTACCGGATGCAAGAGCGAATTTGCCGCAGGGGTTCCTCGGCAGCCTTACACTTTAGAAGTCAATCGGAATGTGACCTCTTCCCACAGGTATGCTGGGGCACTGTGCAATAAGTTAACCATGGCACTTGCTCCCAACCAGGACTTGCGGATTACAGCGGAATGGCTGGCTCAGGCCCAAACGATGTTGGCGGCTTCTACGCCAACATTTCCTGGTTCTCCCACCGACCCATTCACGTTTGATACCTGTTCTGTTTCAGTTGCTGGTGCAGGCAATGCTCGATTTGAGGCGTTTGAGTTCTCTGTTGACAATGGCCTGGAAGGTGTTCCGTCCTTGAACAACAGCAATGTCATTGCTACCATTCACGCCAAGGACGCCCAGCTTATTCGGGTTCGGGGAACGTTGGACTTTGTTGATATTGCCGAGCAGCAGGACTTTATCAATCAGACAGAGCGTGCTTTTACACTGTCCTTGACGCGGGCGCAGAGCTTCCAGCTTATCATGGCACTGCCGCGCTTTCTATACACCACCTTCCCGAATGCCATGCCGGGCCGGGGGCGTTTGACCGTTAGCTTCGATGGTATGGCACGGTATAGCACCTCAAGCGCAGCAGCAGTTGGTATTCAACTTACCACTAGCAAAAGCAATTTTTAAACATGACCCGGAGAGGAGAAACAGTATGGCGGAAGCTAAAGGCACTTTCAAACCTATAGTGATTGGAACAGGAGACCGGACCAGGGAAATTGACTTGTCCACCCTCAAACCTTTAACCATGGGGGACCGCAAGAGACTGGTGACTGATTTGAAGCTGGATGCGGGTAAAATGGGGCAATTCACACCAGAAGAAGATGTGAAATTGGTGTGCTTCATCCTTCGCAAGATTGACCCCACGGTGACCGAGGACGAAGTAGAAGGGCTGCCAACCCTGGTTGGGCAATCTATTGTTGAATATCTGTGGGAGGTGTCAGCAAATGTTGATCGCCCTTTCTTGCGGTCATCCACCGCTTCGCCGCCGCCTATGGTTGGGGAAGAAAAGAAATAGCACGATTCACTGATGCAGAACTGGTGGAGTTGTCACGGTTGATTGTTGAGGACGAGCGGCGCGAAGCAGATCGGGAGAAAGCGCGATGGCCGATGTAGATGTCCGAGTAACAACCACCGGAATCCCCGAGGCAAAGCAGGGTGTTGCTGAATTAACAGCAGCTACGACTAAACTAAGTGATGGTACTAAAGCACTTACTTTGGAGCAGCAACGAGCGCAGTTAGCTGCTTTCAAAGCCACCGAAGCTCTACAGCAACATAGGTCTGCTGTAGAAGGAGCCTCCAAGGAAGTTCAGAAAATCCTGGGGCATTATGATCCTCTAGGTGCAAAACTTCGCCAGTTACAAACAGACTTCTCCACCCTGGACAAAGCGATAACGTCTGGTGCCATTGGTGGTACGCCCGATTTGGCCCTGGATAGGGCTATGCGTTCATTGAATGTCGATATTGACAAGACAAAAGCGTTAATGGTCACCGCAGGTGCCGCAGGTGCTGAAGGTTTTGGGAAAGCAGCGGGTGGGGCGCACGAGTTCAGTTTTGCATCTATACAAGCACAGCAATCCTTGATGCACCTGGGACGAGAAATAATGCACGGTGATTTTGCCATGATGCCTATGACGTTAGCGCGGACAGCGATGCATATGCACGCGCTACCACTATTGATGAATCCCGTGGTGTTGGGGATCGTGGGAATAGGTGCGGCGGCATTGGCAATGGGTGTGGCCTATGCTAAAGGCCGCGAAGAAACGGTGGCCATGAACAAAGCCATTGCTCTTACTGGAGATTATGCAGGGGTTACCCGTGGCCAGATGAATTCCATGGCAGATGCAATCAGTCAAGCTGGAACAATGACTATTGGTACAAGTAAAGAAATTACAACACAGCTTGTTGCTAGTGGCCGTTACAGCGCGGAGAACATTAATAATCTTGCACATTTAATAGAAAGTTACGCCAACGCTACAGGGGAAGCAACCGATAAAGTCACACCCAAGTTAATTAAGATGTTTGAAGACCCAGCAAAAGCAAGTGAGGAATTGAACAAGCAATACCATTATTTATCTACGACTGAATTGGATCGCATCAGGACATTAGAAGAAACCGGACGCCACCAAGAAGCCGTGACTCTTGCTATTAAATTGCTTGATGAACATCTTCCAAAACATTTGCAGAATCTTGGCCTTTTAGAAGGTGCGTGGAATGGTGTAAAAAAAGCACTTAGTTCTTTTTGGGATTATGCAAAGGGGATTGGACGGGATAAAACACCAGAGGAGCAGATCAAGGCTTTAGAGATACAGATGGGTCAGATTGTGCATGATGTTGGGCAACAACGTGCTGAAACAAATAAGACATACCAAGATTTACAGAGACAGGTTGCAGCACTTAAAGCCGCCAAATCTGAAATGGAGGGGTATGCACAATGGTCTGGTGTATTGGCGGAACTCAATGAAAAACGGGCACGAGCGCACAAGGAAGCCGAGAAATCACAGTACGCTCAATTACAGCACATTAAAAACCAGATTGAGCTTGTTAAAGAAGAACCTGACCCTGTATTACGGAACCAACGTTTAACGGAGCTTGAAAAACAAAGGGCTAATATTCTGCGCAGTCTTTCCGCAGATCAGCGAACATTAGCTACAGACCAAATTACCAGTGCCACCCGGCTTTGGGACATTCAGAATAAGGGGGCAAGAGAAGTCACGGACGCTTTGTTGCAATTAGGTCTAATCAATAAACAGGCACATGACAAGGAGCGGCTGGCGCAGGATTTGGATGCTCTTGCCAGAAAACAAGCAGATGAAGAGGAAATACTCAAACGACATGATTTAACCAAGGCGCAGCGCCAACAGCACACTGCAAAAATAGCCCAGCTTAATGAGGAAATTACTCTTCGACAACAGGCTTATGAAATCACGGTAAAAACCGATCTTGCCAAGAAGTACGTTGCTAATGTTCTTCGGGATGACAGGAATACGCAGGAGCAGTTGAAGGCGGAAATGACCATGCGTCAGGAATTGACCGCCTATGTGGCAGAAAGCGGGGATTTGGAAGTAAGGAAAATACAACAAACCAATTTAACTCATGATGAGCAGGTAAAGAAACTGGAGGAGTTGAAACTTCATTATGAAACCATGGCTTCCGCAGCGCAGGCAGATGAATTGTTGATTGGTGATGCTTACGCAGCCATGGCGGGTAAGATAGGAAAGACCATAGAAAGTATTCCTTCTGATTATGCCGTGGCTATGTCCGCAATGAACCGTGCTACTGTAACCCACACCAATTTGGTAGTAGGTTTGTACCAGAGTGCTTTTGCCAATATCTCAAAATCCATGCAGGGGTTTCTTTCCGGGCAGGTATCATTGACCGGAACTATCTCGGGTTTATGGAGTGGGGTTGGTGCTTTCTTGATTGAGGCATTTTCCAAGACGACTGCGGAAGCAATACTATCTCCCTTCAAAGCAGAATTTGTAATTGCGGGTGAGTTCTTGAAGGGTTTATTCAAGACAGTACTTGATGCCATCGTGGAATTGGCAAAACCAATACTAACACCAATCTGGGATGTGTTGAAGTCAGCCCTTTCACCAGTATTGGAATGGATTGGATCAGCTTTCTCTGGGTTGTTCAAAGGGATTGTTTCAGGATTCACAGAAAGTATTGCTGGAAGTGCAACTGGTTCCGCAGCGGGTAGTGCTGTAGCAGGAGCAGCAGGAGGTGGAGGTGGATTGCTAAGCAATATCGCTTCTGGGCTAGGCAGCTTTTTTGGTGGAGGTGGTGCTAGTGTTATGGAGGCTGGGGTAGATGTTGGGTGGGCATCTCTTGCAGGTGGTAGTGGGAGCCTTTTTTCTAGTTTGATCCCTGGTGTTGGAATTGCTCTTGCAGGAGCGGCTATTTTATCCAGTCTTTTTGGTGGTGGAGGCAGCAGTCCTAATACTCCAATTCTTACCTTTGGTTATCACCCGGATACCGAACACCCCGAGGACTTAACTAAGAGGAAATGGTTTTTCAGCCAGGTTGACGTTCCAGGAGGGGAAGCAAATGTACCACTTTATACTGCTGCATTGGCTACGTTGACTAACCCATCATTGTATGATCAGTCAAAACTTTTTGCAGAACGGGCCAGTGGCGGCAGTGCTGGCGCAATGGTTGCAGAAATAATGAGGGCGCAACAAATTGCGCATTACCAAATGGGTGGGGAACAGTTGGTGACATCACCAACTTTATTCATGGCTGGTGAAGTGGGGCCGGAAAAAGTAACCGTTGCACCATTAGGCGGCTTTGCAGGTAACCAGGGGAGCAGTTCCAAGACAATCAATTTCCATGGCCCAACTATCATGGATTATTACACCATGCGGCGCTTTGTGCAAGATTTGCAACGGTATAGATAGACGAGAGGAGTAAGCAAATGGCAATTACCTTACGGTCAGTTAAGGGTTCCGCACTGACACATGCGGAGATGGATGCCAATTTTACTACCCTGCGGGATACTGCATCGCAGACTGGTGGTACGGTTGATGCGGTGGTAATTGGTGGGACGACGCGTGCTGCGGCTAGTGTTACTACGATCAATGCCAACGGCAACGCTACTCTTGGCGATGTGGTGGGTGATGCACACACAGTTACTGGTCAACTGGTTATTACAGATGATGCTGCTTCCGGTTTGGTGATACTGCGTAGCGGCAGCGGCGACGGTGTGCAGATTGGCGGAGGTACTGCCGCTGATGGGGCAAAGGTGGTTGCTGTCAATGCGGGACAAAGTGATTTCACACCATTCAAGATCACCGCCTCCAATATTCAGTTCAGTATCCGTACAGGAGTAGGCACGGAAACTGAGAAGGCACGCTTTGATACTGGCGGGATTTTGTTGGTCGGTAAGACCACATCCGATTCCGGCGTAGTTGGTTCTGAATTAGCGCCAAGCGGCCTCGGGGCGTTCACGGTTTCTGGTGGCCTTTGCATGTATGTTACCCGTCTAGTTAATGACGGTACTCTGATTTCTTTTTTTCAAGACGCTGCGGAAGAAGGCACTATTTCTGTCAGCGGAACTACCATTGCTTTAAATGGCGCTCACCTTGGACGGTGGGCGCAAATTGATGGCCTGGTTCCGCCACGTGGTACGGTGCTTTCCTCCACAGGCGAAATGTGCCAATGGCTTGTGGTCGAATGGATTGATGAGAAGGGATCAAAGCAGTGCGAAATCTATAGTCCAACAAAACACGGACAGCGCAAAATCGGAGATTCATGGACCAGCACGGTGCAGGTGAAGCGTAAGACCGAAGTTGTGTATCAGACCGAAGATATAACCGAGAACCGTATTATCATTGTAAATGGAGTTCCTACACTTAACATTGTTCAGGTTAAACGTGCCATACATCGCAAAATAGCAGTGCAATACGGAGGAAAACCATTTGTCAATTCTGATGGTCAAGGGTTGTTTGCAGATGTTCCAGTAGAACTGGAACCAATGCATGAGTGGGAAGAGTTGGTCACACTGACTTATACACTTGTGGAAGAGGATAACGAACAATTGATTAAGGTCAAGATTTCTGATACACCAAGTGACCGCACTGTATATTCGATTATGGATCGAATAGATGATGACGGAGACCCCACTACAGCCGGTGTGGGTGACTTCGTGATTCGCGTCACTGGACCAGTGAAGAATGGTGATTTGCTCGAATCGGCTGGTGATGGCACGGCGCGGGCACAAGCAAATCAGGACGTGCGTGGCCCGTGGACAATTGGCAAGGCAGTACGCAACGATCCGCGCACAGATGACCGTATCATTCCTTGGTTGGCGTTGATTGGATGAGACCAAAATGAGATTGAATTGAAAAAGGTTTTGGGAATGTTTTATTGGTCAGCTTTGGTGCAGGAACAAGCTGTGTGGTTGTTTAAGGGCGCGGAAGACCTTTTTAGCAAGTAATTTGTCTAGTAAATGTCATTCTCTACTTCATTCTCCGCACCAGAATTGTATTACATCAACAATGGATATGTTGATGATGGGTATGTTGATCTTAGTCCATTAGGGTACCATGTGGAGGTTGAATTAACAGCAGGAACATTGACTAATGTAACCAGCTATGTTTCCAGATGTAATTTCAGTAGAAGCATTGCTACTTTAACAGACCCAATCATTTCCGATAATGCAATGGTGGAGTTTAATGATGTTAATGGTGTATTAGCGCCGTTGCGAGGATCACTTGTGCAACCAGGGAGGCAATTAAAACTGACAGGGGAGTGGGGAGCCACTACATACCCACTATTTAACGGGTATATTACAGAAATTAGAAACCAGCCTAGAATTGGTGATAGACAAACAACCATTTTGAATGCAATTTCTCACATCAATAAATTAGTGCAAACAACCATTTCTACGTCATTGTATAGAAATATCAACGTGTCAAGTTTATTCGTTAATTTGATGGCATTAACTGGTGTGAATTCCTACACGGCTGATGCTTTGTCTGATACTGTTCCCTTTGTCTCATTTTATAATGCTACCGGGATTGCTGCTATAGATGCTTTGCTTCAATCCGGTAATTATTACTTATTTGTTGATGGAAATGGTACTGTTACGTTACGTGCAGCCAACTGGTCCTTTGCTGGATTTGATTTGTATGCTACGGATGACTATGTTGCTGCTGGTTACCTACCAATATACGATCAATTTTCAGATGTTTTTGACATGCAGTATTATCTTGAAAGTGCTCGTGTAATCAATAATGTGAAGGCCACAGCCATCTCTAGAGTCATTTCAACACAAGTTGACACTGTAGCAGGATTGCTAGCACCTATTTTTGTTCCAGGAAGCAGTTCCATCAGCTTTTGGAGAACTTATCAAGACCCACAACGAGGCAATCAATTATCTCCTGTTGCTAGCTTCCAGGCGCAGGTATCCGGCACTGATTATTACGCGGCTGCAAACTCGGATGGTACTGGGGCAGACTTAACAGCAAACTTGTTATTTGCCACCACTACTTTTGGGGATGCTGCCGTTTGTTCCGTCACCAATGCTGTTGGTACTAATGCATGGCTGACTCGTTTCCAGATTTTAGGGTATGTTGCCCGGCAGATTAGTGATATTGCTGTAGAGACACAGGATAGTTCCAGCCAGAATGTTTATGGCGTACAAGCATTAGTCACTAAAAACATTTTTCAGGACCAAAGCTATATCAATAGCTTTGCAACTTCTGTTTTGTCTAGGTATAAAAATGCACAAGGGCGTGCGCTGGTGACAATAGTAAATGAGTTTCCAAGTGTTTTAAATAATGAGATTGGTGATATTTTAGGGATTGTGAACAGTGTTACGGGTGTCAATTCCGCCTGGGTTATTTTTGGGATGCAGCACGACATTGATACCATTGATGGCGTGCGGCATCAAGCACAGTACATGGTACGGCAACTATGATTCACAAAAACAAGGGGACGCTATGAAATCTTTTGGTCCAGCCAGGTGGTCCTCCTCCTCCCTCCACCTGCCCAGGAGAAATTGTAGCGTTCCCCTTGTCCTTTTTGGAGATTGAGATGACAGCAAAGTATGATTACTTTTTTGGCCCAGATGAAGTAGATCGACGCACCAAATATGCCAAATCTTTTCTCCCCGAGTATCAAGCCAATGGGGATGACATACAGCGGCGTATTGGGGCTGTGGAGACAGCCTTCCAGGCCGAGACGGGCATTCTCCTGCCCGAGGGCTATGCCAGTGGCTGGCGGCCTTCTAGCGTGAATGAGGCGACTTCCAACGCGGCCCAAGGCAGCAAGCATCTGACTGCCAATGCCGGGGATCGCCGGGACACGGTAAACGGGGAATTTGCTTGGTGGTGTATGCGGAACATGCGCATTCTGGAAGTCCACCAGCTTTACATGGAACATCCTGTTGCTACCACTATTCGGGCTTGGAAAGCGGCCAAGGATCAAAAGCGGGAACCCACTCCCTGGTGTCATTTGCAATCTATTCCCCCTGCCAGCCATAACCGGATTTACTTCCCTGATACCAGGTCAGTAGCTGAATGGAATGAATTCAAGGTTCTTGGTGGATTGGCTGGAATGGATTATGGGTCGTGGCTTTCCTTGCAGCCAGCAACGGAAGAAGTGGTGAAGAAAGGCAAAGTACGGCAAGTACCTGGAGCGCACGAGTTCGGTCCTGGAGATGATGTCACATGATTGGCTTACTCACCCGATTCCTGCCAAACCTGATTCCAAGCCTTGGCTTATTTGCCAATCCTTGGGTGTTGCTTGCCTTGCTTGCTGCCTTAGTAGGTTCCTTCTTTTATGGTTTGCATATCGGTAACGAGCGGCTGGAGTCATACCAGATTGCAGTAAAAGCAGTGGGGGAAGCACAGGAGGCAAGGACCAAATTGCGGATCAGGGAACAGCAGAATATCACGAAGGAGAAGGATCGTGGACACGAAAAAGCCTACGCGGCATTGGATGACAAGTTTGCTATTGCTCTCGGCAATTATGAGCGGCTGTGCAAATCAGTTGCCGGTTGCGGCCTCTTGCCCCCCGTTCCCACAACCCCCAGCAGTGGTGTTGTTGGAGCAGGGGAAGCACGAGTCTGCTTTGACCGAACCAAGCTTGAGCGAGGACTGGATAAAAGTCTTGAGAGGTTTTATAAGGAATCTCTCGGAGTCCTTCTTCGAGGCGACCGCTCCCGTGCCGACTTCGCCACCTGCGCCTCCTGGGCGTTAGAACAGTGGAATAGCGAGAAAAAGCCAAAATAAGCAGGTTTCTGATTGAAACCCCAGAAATAGCGTCTGCAAGACCCGTTTCCAGCAAATTCGGCTTGAATACAGGCCCGTGGCGGCACGATCAGGCTGGGGCCTGTGTCCCACACAGGGGTCAGTGCCTGCGAAGCTCGCAGGGCCTTTTTGAAGCTTATATTCAGGTATTAGTGTAGCTGGCAGGAACGGAATAAGGAACGGCTGAGAATACCTTCACCAGTTCTGCAATACCATCATCCAAGGAATGCTTTGGCATCCAACCAAGTGCTTCCAGCTTCTTATTTGAAACCACATAGTCGCGTTTGTCGGGATCATGTCCGGCGTTGGACTCGAACCAAATAAACCCCAGAACATGGTTGCTAATTCGCCTGCACAATTCCATTTTGGTGATATTGGCGGATGATAGTCCTGCATTAAAGATACCCTGATTCATTTGGTCGGCATGTTCTATTGCAAACAGGAAGGCTTGAGCAGCATCATGCACATGCAGGAAGTTGCGGCGAAACCAAGGCTCAAATAATACCAAGGATTTACCTTGTACTGCTTTGTAGGTGAAGTCATTCACCATCAAATCCAGGCGCATTCGCAAGGATACGCCAAATAAAGTAGCGAAGCGGAAGATAATGAAGGAAAGGTTGTTGCTCTCCCTGATCATAAACTCGGCTGCAACTTTGCTCTTGCCGTACTCTGAAATGGGAGCTAATGGCTGGTCTTCAGTGCATTCTCCTTTACCACCAATACCATAGCCTGAATTGGTATTGGGGTAGATCAATAATTGCATTCGGCCAAGAGCATTAACTATTGTACGGATTTGATGTGTGTTGGTTTCCATTGTAGCGTCACTGTTTTTATCAGCGGCAGTAACACCCACAAGAGCAGCAAGAGGCATGATAATGTCAGCTTCCTTAACCAAAGGCAGAAGGACACGCTGATCCCGTACATCCCCACGGATCAAAGTCAGGTTTGGGTAAGTGCAGAGGGGAGCGATGCCGGTCTGGTAATACATGAATGAATCTAAAATAGTCACTTGGTGATTTTTAGCAAGAAGATGCATAGTTAAAACTGAGCCAAGGTAACCTGCACCACCCGTAACTAATATTTTGCTCATGCTTTTGCCTCTTTCCATACCTTATTTTTCCAGATGCGTGGAATTAAAGATTCATCAACTCCATATTCCCATGCTAATTTTCTAGCTTGTTCACCTTTTCGTGCTCTTATCTCTCGTACTTTCTCCCAAGTTAGTTTGTGATGAATATGCATTTCCCCTCGGCATTTCCCATTACTGCCTGGTTGTCTGCCTTTAACTCCGCAATCTTTCATGTTGTCTGCTTGAGTCCCTAAAAATAGATGGGAGGGCCTAACACAAGGAGGGTTATCACATTTATGTAGTACACAGAGACCATTTGGAATTGGGCCATTTATAAGCTCCCATGCTACTCGATGCGCTCCTACGTTTCTTCGGAGACCACCCATAATTTTAGAAACATTCCCATAACCTCTCTTAGAGATGCTAGCTAGCCAAAGCCAGCAAGAATTACCTTTTCTTTTATCTACTTTTGACCAGAAACGGTTAGCAATTGGTATTGAAGGACGACTCATTTTGTTCCTTTCTCTTTGGTTGGCATGGGCGGCATGTTTGGGATACAACTCACCCATGCAAATCGAGGTGCTCCTTCACCATCCGAATGCCACACTCCTGCTTTTGTTTTGACTGCGTCGCGCATCATCTGTTGCTCCCGTTCTGCAACTCGCTTAGGAGTGACGAAGGTCTCGAACACCGCCACTGTAATTAGAACACTGAATATTGATGCGGACAAAGTGCTCCAACGGTAAGGGTTAGATTTGCTTTCTTTCTCCATCACTGTTGCTGTACCTTGTTTCGCTTCGGGTGTCATTGCTGTCTCCTTTAGGTTTTAAAAAGTTGCCACAGGAACAGGATTGCACCACCTGCAAACATGAAAAGGCTAACAAGTACCTCCCACCACCATAATACATAAGACTTTTTCCAGGAACCTGTTACATCATGTATGAAGATTGCACGGAGTCCAAGAAAATAGAAGAGGGTGCAAAGTCCAATATAGATTATCAGGAAGGTGCTCATAAATCCTCTTTTGGATAATCCAATGGGACAACCCGGCTGCCATGTCTGGATACATTGAACGACACACAAGGAGCACCAATACTGCGTTTGAAAGCTTCCTGCTTTTTTGGTGCGACAAAGAACAGCATGAAACCACCACCTCCTGCTCCTAGAAGCTTCCCTCCAGCCGCGCCACAGTCCAGGCCCCGTTCAAACAGGGAGTCAATTTCATAATTGGTTACTTCAGGGCATAGTATTTTCTTACTCAGCCAGGCAGAGGTCAACAAGCTACCAATGCCATCGAGGCGTTTGGTTTGGTCATGCATTATCCTGATACCTTCTTTAGCTTGTTCTACCATGGACTGCATAACATCTTTCGATGACGGAATTTGCTCTACCTGTTTGGCTGCCATGACATGAGCATCACGCATGATCCCTGAGTAGACCAGCACCAGCGATTTTGCAAGTTGTTCTATCCTGGATGGTTCAACCCGCAGCGGGTCCACCCGATGCCCCTTTTTGCTGAATCCGATAATTCTGAAACCACCATAAGCTGCAAATAACTGGTCTTGGTCGCCTACAGTCTCCCTGATTACTTCACGTTCAATTGTACTAGCTTCTGTTGCAAGCAGGGTAGGATTGAAAGGTTCAGCCCCTTTGGAATAAGGTTTATTGAACATTCGTCGTAAAGCATGAAGTACACTGACAGTGAAAGTGGAACTACCACCAAGGCCAGCACGCCCCGGCATGTCACTGAAGCAATTGAACTCCAACGGAGTATCAATAGCAAGAGATTGTAGGGCAGCTTTAACAGCGGGGTGCCTGATTCCATCAAGGTCAACGCAATTATCCACTTTGGAATATTGCACACGATAGCGTAGGGTGACTCCGGGTGCAATTTCCTGCCCAGGTGGCATTGGTTTTACTCCAACATAACAGTATTTATCAATGGCCATGCCGAGAACAAGGCCATCTTCTTCCTGGTACCATGTTGGATAATCAGTACCACCGCCAAATAAGCTGACGCGCAAAGGTGTTTGTATTAGGATCATTTTATTTCCCTTATTTTCTGATGTTTTATGTCACCTTCCAGTTTCGTGCGAGTCCAGACATTTAGATTTTTACCACATTGTGTGCAGGTCTCTTCACCACCCCAACCAGAATTGATGTCCGGGAATTCACGGTGTAAGACCTCTGTGTGCTTGCAGTTGCTCTGTATTCTCTCGATTTCTGCTTGCCGCCAGGCAATTTGTTGATATAGCGAATCAACCTGCTGTTTTTTGGTCATCTCATTTCCCTTATTGGTAAGGTTAATTGAAGTGGGGGCAATGTGGAAGCCAATGGATTAAGATTGGCGTCAGCTACTATGGCATATAGTGGGCCACCCTGTGAATTAAGTGGATAGAAACCAGGACCACCTACAGAGCCGGTGAAGGTTGGGTGGTGAAAAAATTGAAAATCAGGTAGAACCTGTTGATTTGCTTTTGCTTGTTTTTGGATGAATCGTTTTGCAGATTCCAGGGAAGGGCACTGTTTAACATCTTTTATTGTGAAAACATATTCAGGTTTGAAAACCCCTCCCAATATTGTGGGAGACATTTCAGTGTAGCGTTGCCCAACACGGTGGACCTCACTCACTATAATAATGGGTCTTCTCCGTTTGGTTTTCAGTGATACTTCAAATACTAGACGCATTACGAAATTAAGTGGTTCGTTCATGTCTGCTCCCATTGTTGTGATCGTTTGAATCCTTCCGGGGTACCCACGTCAATGAATCCATTTTCAATTGATACTTGCATACTATCCTGTAACAGAATCCAATCTAGGCTTGGATCATTTACCTCTTGCATTTTTCTCAGGGTAGCCGCATTCTGAACTATAGTTATACCTGAGTAGTTTCCTGAATGAAAAAGAGACACATTCATTCGCAAATAACCATGGATAATTTCTTCAACCTTTGCAGCAAGATCGAACAATGGTAACGTATCTCCATTGAGAATGAGTAACGAAGGTGCCAATAATGGCAGTGCTAGACGCACCGCACCAAGAGTGCCTAATGGGCACGGTTCCACGGAAAATAGGACACGGGTACCTGGAAGGAATTCAACCGCCAGTTCCTCTTCCCGTTTGAAAAGCCATTGTAATACCTCCTTAGCTTGTTGGCCAAGGAATAATACTACAGTGCGGGACTTTAATGGTTCCAGTTTTCTGAATAGTACCTCCAGCAGCGGAATTTTCTTTGGCCCAACAGGTACCAGGCATTTCGGCCCGTCCCATATACCGCGCAACCGTGTGCCAAGGCCCCCAGCAAGGATACAGACATCGAGGCTCATTTTACGATTTCCTTGATGAAATTCTTGATCTGGTCTTTGTTTGGAGGAAGATTATCCACCTCCGCAGCAAACCCTGCGGTACGTTCTTCCAATCCCATGGTATACATCCTAGCGCCTGTCATATTGTGCAAGTCCTGGGCAATGGCTTTGGCGGTACCGTTGGGGTAATCATCGTCAAGGACAATACCACCATAGCGTGCGGATATGAGTTCAGCAAGAGCGTATTTCGACATAGTTAGTGGTTTGATTTGACTTATTGGTCGTACTCCTACTGTAATAGCTTCTTTTACACTTGCATGGAAGGGACGGTCTTCGCAAAGCTCTTTTGCTGCTTCAAAGGCAGCAAAATGAGTAATTGAAATTGGAAAGAGGATTATATCAACAGGACCATCAAGAAAGCTTCGTAGTGTCGTTTCTTTAGTATTATCCCACGCTTTGCGATGCTCTGAGAGATACACCACATCATCCCCTGACATAAAATCTTCGTATGCCCTCTGCCATTCATACGGAGTCATTGGTGAGTAGATTTTCACCCCCGGCATCCGCAGGAATAAGGAATGGTGGGAGGAGCCCGCCACGGGGCCAATCCCACCTTCCATGGCGATAGAACGAATCAGCATGGGACAGGGACGCCCCCAGAGTGCTTTGGACTTGGCTGCATAATTCACGATTAGAGGTGCATTGAGCCATTGAAACCCCTGGTAGCGAACGACGTAGATTGGGCGCTTTCCAGCGAGTGCAGCACCGACCACGAATCCGGCTCCTGCAACATCAGAGCAGGGGAGTTCCGTCATGTCTTGACGTTCCGGCAAAGTGCCGCCTACCCAGCCGACAGCGGAAAGACACTGGCCCATGACGAGGTAACCAGCATCAAGATGCCGTGTTGTTAAAGCACGAATTGTCTCGCGGAGAGTTATCATGGTAGCCACCTAGGATAAGTTGGCCGTTTCTCTTTTGGCGCTCCTTTTATCCACATTTTGAACACCCGCCAGCTTTTTATTGCTTCATGGAATGTATAGAATACTTCTAGGTATCCTGTTGGTAGCGGATTGTGGATTTGTTCGCCACACATCCCACAAACGATGCCTCCATTTTTCCAGTAACTTCCTGGAGCGTATCCAGATAGTCCGTGGGTTGACAAACAATTTAGTTTTTGCGGTATTTTTGTCATGCTTTCCCTCGGTTTTATTGATCCTGTCTGTCCATTTCGGATTTCAAACAGCTTTGCCGATGTACCGCATTTACCACCATTACGCATATACCAGGCAGTATGCACAGGGTAACAATTACCATCTTCCAAACTTTGTTTCATATTACTTTGATGGATACATGCTGCACCAAAAAAGGGGCCAAGATGGAAGAAGGAAAATCGGTCATAGGTGTTATAGTCATAATAGACGCAGTTTTTGCAGAATTTTACTGGTGTTTTGTCCATGCTTCCCTCACTTTTTGTTCACTCCGGTCTTTCATTGATGTTTCATAGGTCAGGCTGAATTGTGCTGAAACTTGTCGATGTCGGTCGAAGGTATTTGGATCATCTACCCCTGCTCCTGAATGCCATCTCATTCGGTGAGTTTGGACATTTACCAATCCTGGCCAATGATCGCGGCGGGGGATGCTACGCAATAATTGGTTTGGATCATCTGGTGATGCATAAGCAGCAAGGCCAAAACCTCGTGCTATGTCAACAATATCCCAACTGCGCCGTGCGGCTTTCTTGGTGAGTATGGAAAGACCATTGTCCTCCACAATGAAGAGGATTGGTAGGGCCTTGGTTGCTGCCCACCCCAAGGCTGCCAAGAAATAATCCTCTTCTGCCGCCGCGTCCCCAGCAAAGCAGATTGTAGGTTTTTTGTTGGCATAGCACATACCAACAGCAATGGGTGCCTGGGTGCCCATCAGTCCATCATGTCCATAGATATTGGCAAGGACAGACTGAATGGAAGCCGAGCCTCCCATACCTCCAGAACAGCCACGCGAATCACCAAGAAGTTCCAGCACCAGGGCATCCATGTCTCCACCAAAACAAAGATATTGAGAGTGACCACGATGTTGAATAAAGACCTGCCGGTTAGTTACACCTTGATTCTCAAGCCAAGTGGCAATGGTTGCGGGTACGTACTCTTGTCCGATTGAGAGGTAAACTGGGAATTTGATATCACCAGACTCGATCCTGCGGGCGCATTCTTCTTCAAAGGCACGGCAGAGTGCTGCTTTTTCATAGATTTGTTCAAGGATGTTGGTCATCTGAGTCGGGGAGGCCATAAAAGTCGTACCACAGAGAAAACAGCCTTTTGACTTGAAGTTTGTGCATCTTTTTCAAAGAGAAACATATTGAGAGCTTCTGGTTTTTGAGCCACCATTTCAGCCCATTGTGCGGCTGTAACTGGGTCTGGAAAGGGACCATAAACATCAGTCCCACTTAGAATACCATGTGCTTCTTTAGGTAACATGTTTATCTCCTTCATTTAAGGCACGGCGCAGTGCGGCCCACTTGTAGATTTGTTCAATGGCAGTCATTTTAGACAGCCCTCAAACTTTGCAACTTCAGTTTTGTACTCTTGTGAATCCGGCAGTGGACCTGTGTAGGGTACAAATTCCTCTGCTTCATATGTATCAGGCACACAAAGCAAAATCAATTGATCGACCGGATCACGCCCATTACATTCTTGATTAAATGGACAATACAGGTGCATCCATATTCCTGGTTTTCCACCATGAATATCAATCTTGATGTGGTCAAATTGATTTGCCCATATTGGTTTTCGTAGGCGCTCGATTCCTTGGGCAGCCGCTTGTTCTATTGAAATAAGTTCAAGCCCATTCATTTGGTAGTTCCTCACCAACTATTTTGGAAAGTACGAGACAGCGCATGGCAGAAATAAGTGGGGTATCCCCTGTTGCGTAGCAGTCCTCGTTTGCAGTAAGCGAGTACCAGTCATTTATCCCAGGACGCAGCCATAATCTTTCTTGTTCAATTAGTGGACCACCTTGTTCCCAATTAGTGGAAGGGGAGAAAAAGGTGTCTTTGCCATTGCTCTCTCGCACCAGGCATCCGGGTTGGGGTTTCTCTACAATCAACGGTAACGACAATTTCAGCACTCTTGCCACCCAATAATCCAGGATTGCTCCTGTAAGGTCACAGGCTCTCATGTCCTTTGTTCCTTTATAATACCTGGAATGGCGCATGGGCGATTGCTTGGTTTCTTTTTAGCCTCTTTTTCTGTGATGAGAATCATATCCTTCTTCTTATACCAGCCTCCCCAGTGCATAATACTAGAGCTATTAGGCCAATAAAAATCCACCCAATAAATTGGTTTTCGATCAACAAGACTTAATTCTTTTTCATAAACTTTCCCTGTAAGGATGGTCATACTATCTTTGACCTTCACAAATTTTCCAACCATGCTCATCACATCTTTTCCTTTGCAACCTCAATTGCCACCGCCATCCATTCCACAAGGTATTTGTAATGCGGGGAGGAGACGATGTTGCCATCGACTACAAAAGGTTCATTGACGAAGATTGCTCCTGCATTCTCCACATCCACTGCCATTGCTGGATAAGCAGCTATACGTCGTCCTTTGAGGGGCACCCGCGCGGAGAGCAGCATTTGGGCACCGCTGCACATGGAAGCGATGGTTTTGTTTTGCGCTGCCCATGCGGCAACGAATGAGATTGCATCGGCATCTTGCCGTAGTTTCTCCATTGCTTTCACACCACCAGGGAGTACCAGTAGATCGAAAGTAGTTGCGGTGACCTGCGTGAGAAACCCTATCCCACGATCTGCCATCAATTCAGTACCGAGAATCCCGCGAACCGTCCCTGCTGTTTCCGCGACCAGCAGCACCTCCCCCTCCTCCCGCAGTCGATAGTAGGGGTAAATTACCTCTGCATCCTGATACATCGAGTGTGTGAGAATGATTGATTTCATGGGATGCTCCAATTTAACTGTGATCGGTTTATAAAAATAATAGGTGGTACATGACCAGTGGTCTCAGCGTGTGCAAGGCCAAGTCTTGTTATTCGGTAACGCACATACCCCATACTTCCAGGTGTCTGCGCAAATTCAAGAAAGCCTAAACGGGTCGCCCAATCTGCTGCTTCATAGGAGAAACCTAAAGGTAATGTATCAAAGTGACTCCAACCATGTCCCCC